CTGTGCTAAGATTGGCTCATCAGGCTACTGTGCTCAGATTGGCTCATCAGGCGACTGTGCTCAGATTGGCTCATCAGGCTACTCTGCTCAGATTGATAGCACTGGAGAAGATTCTGTTATCATGTGCGCTGGTAACAACTCTATGGCAAAAGCGAAAGCAGGTTCATGGATAACACTATCAGAATGGAAATGGAACAATGAGAAGAGTCGCTATGTACCGGCGTGCGTTAAAACAGAGTACGTTGATGGCGAAAACATCAAGGCTGACACTTTTTATCGACTTCAAAAAGGAGAGTTTATCGAAGTAATTGAGTAACTAACATAAATACAAGTAATATGAACAAAAAAGTAAGTGAATTTGTGCGTAAGTATGTTGAGGAGCACTTGGATAAGAGTGACTCAAAACAAGAGTTTGAAGTGTTTGTAGTATGGCAGTGCTACATTCTTGGTAATGCGAAGTGGTTGTTATCAACAACGCTTCCAGATGGCATGTATTACGAGGTGACATACAACAAAGTCAAGAATGAGTTCTATCTCGATGCTTACAAGAAATTTGAGAATCGTTGTATTCAAAACAAGTAACTAACCACCCTCTCCTGCAACAGGGAGAGGGTAAAAAGAAGAGAATATGGCAAAAATGAATGTAACAGAAAAGGACTTTGAAGCTTTCTTTCAAGCAACAGAATCCCTTATGGCTATGTCTGGTACTTTAGATGAAGGATTTGATGAAGAGGCTTATGCTATAAACAGACAGTTCAAAAGTTTCAAGCGAAGATACTTAAAGGCAAAGGAGGATAAGAAATGAACAAAGAAAAAGCAATAATTCACATTAATAATGTTTCCAAGATGATTGGCTCAAAAAGGATAAAATTAAGTGAAGGCACTACAATTCATATTCAAAACGAGTTAGTCTTGGCACTTAAAGAGTTGGAGGATTAAGTATGAATCGTAAAGAAGCAACAGAGCTATTGCCGATAATTCAGGCATACGCAGAAGGAAAAGAAATTGAAATTTTTGATAAGACTATGAAAATGTGGAAAACTGCTATGCTGCCACATTTTGACTGTGATCCAAAAAAATTATCGCATCAAGCCAGGACCAAAGTACCGCCCATTCAAGGATGCAAAAGAGTGCCGATCAGAAATGCTAAAGCATCAGCCATTCGGGTGGCTAATATCACAAAATGGTGAGGTTAACAGCTTAATCATATTTATAGATAATGAAGGGATTGTTATTGGTGATAGAAATAATGGTGTGATTGGATTTGTCACTGCTACGGATTTGTTTAAAATAAAATTTGCCGATGGTACTCCATTTGGCGTGAAAGTGGAGGAATAGTTATGGCATGGGTGTCAGTTGATAAAATCGGTGAGGAATTAATCTCACGAACAGAACCATTTAGAGTTGGAGACTATTGGATTGGTTATTCTATATTTCATCTTCCAAAGGGCAGTATAAAGAAACTCATCGGAAGAGAATTGTCTTGGAGCGATGAGCCGGTAGAACTTAAAGAAGAATAGCTTATGTATAGACCGATTACAATGTATCAGATTGTTTGTGATAAATGCGGAGAAGTATTTGGAGGTACAGATACTTGCTCTGCACTATTCAGTAACAAAGAAGTTGATATTGGTGACTACTCTGATTGGGAAATGATAGATGGCAAACACTATTGTCCCGATTGTTATGAAGTAGAGGTCATTGATGGAGTGTATAACGTTAAAGCAAAGGAGAAATAGATATGGAAGTATTAAAAGACATAAGTCAGTTAACAAAAGGTTGTGGAGTGACATTTATTAAAAATGATAATTTCCACTTCTACGAGTACCTTATGGTACACCCTAATCGTGAAACCTATTATCTTTTTATAGATAACTGGACGCAAGACGTTGTACGAATACACGTCAGCGAACTCTTAAATGGAGATTACTATATAGGTAAATATGATACTGTTTTCGTTAATAAAAAGATGATAGAATTTTATAAACGTATGATCCGCTGTCACGAGAATAGAATTAAAAAGAAGTAGTTAAAAAGAAATAAGAAATGAAGAAGGAAATATTTGACTTCTCAGAGGCTCTGAGAAGAATGAAGGAGGAGAAGAAAGTGAGAAGGGTAATTTGGGAAGAATGTGGAGCTTATATCTATATTGTCGGTATGACTATTTGGGCTAGATGTGATGAACAAATATTCCCTTGCGTATTCAATGATTCTGAGGATATTCTCGCAACAGACTGGGAGGAGGTGTAAGGATGAAGAAGAAAGTATTGACCCTCACAGTCAGCAAGCAGTGGTTTGATATGATAGTGTCGGGCGAAAAGACTGAGGAGTATCGGGAGATAAAACCTTATTGGGCTTCCCGACTGGTAAACCAACAAGCCGAAAGCGGTGAGGTGCTTTTCGATGAGTTTGGCGGTTATACTATTGTGATAGGTGAGCCGGAATACAAACCATACACTCATGTCCTCTTTATCAACGGCTACCGCAAGGATAGTCCACGAATTGAGAAGGAGATTGAGAGCATCACCATCGGGAAACCTAAGAAAGGCTTATGCCCTGATAAGTGGCTTGATAAGGAATTTTTTGTCATTAAATTCGAGTAGCGTATGAAAAGAAATATCTATTATAAGTCGGCATGCAATATGGGAGAGTTGGCAGATGAAAGCATCAATATTGTAGTAACATCGCCTCCATATCCAATGGTAGAAATGTGGGACGATATATTTGCAAGTCAAAATAAGGCAATTGCGTACAACTTTGCAGATAATCCATCTGTATCTTTCGATTTAATGCACGGAATACTCAACAATATATGGAGGGAGTGTTACAGGGTTCTTTCAGAAGGAGGTTTCCTTTGTATCAATATAGGAGATGCTACAAGAACTATCAATGGAAACTTCCAGTTGTTCAATAACCATGCGAAAATATCGCAATTTTGCAGAATCCTTGGTTTTACGGAACTTCCATGCGTTATTTGGAGAAAGCAAACCAATGCCCCAAATAAGTTTATGGGAAGTGGTATGCTTCCCTGTGGTGCTTATGTCACCCTCGAACACGAATATATACTAATATTTAGAAAGGGTAAAAGTCGAAAGTTTAAGACCGAGGAGGAAAAGAAAATTAGAAGACAAAGCGCATTCTTTTGGGAAGAACGCAATGTTTGGTTTTCTGACACCTGGAACGTGAAGGGTGCAAAGCAGAAGATGCCTGACGGAAAATCTCGAACAAGAAGCGCAGCCTTCCCTTACGAAATACCTTACCGGCTTATCAACATGTATTCGTGCAAGGGAGACACGGTACTCGACCCATTCCTTGGTCTTGGAACGACAATGCAAGCCGCATTAGACAGTGATAGAAACTTTGTCGGTTATGAGATAGACAAAACATTGGAAGAATACCATGAAAGTCTGTCTGCCATGCAGATGGCATATTCCCGAACTATAGCATCGTCTCGTATTTTGCAACATAACCGATTTGTTACGGATAGAGTGATTAACGGTAAGGACTTAAAGTATTTTAATAAGCATCTTGGCTGCAAAGTTATGACAAAGCAGGAGCAAGACATAAAATTATCAACAAAGATGTGTATGACTTCATCTACAGAGAAATCAAATCTCTATCAGAAAGGATAATATACTTTCAATCCCCACCCAGCCATCACGGTTGAGTGGGGATTTTCCGTCTAAACTAAACACAACTAATAAATCACTTAAACCTATTTCACCTTTTTACTTAACAATCTATCTATTACCGGGTCCAAATCTCTGGCATACCATACCAGTTCCGTGAACCCAAGAGTTTTCTTGCCTTTTGGAATATCGCCACTTATAACAAGCCTGTCAAAGGTTGCTCTCGAAATACCGATATACTTGTAGGCTTGCGTCTTGCTCATCGGCTCATCCTTATTGCTTATCGTATGCAGAAAGTTGAGCATCATGATGTTTTGCTGCTTATTGGTAAGACACCTACCTGATCGAATCCTTTCGTGCAATTCAAGAAGTATGGCATCTATAGCCTGCAGTTCTTTAGAAATTCCCATAGGCTAACATCTTTTGTTTCGATACCAATATATAAACCCTAACGCACCCATGGCAACCACGAATAGAAAAGTCAAGAACAATCTACCAAGGCTTATCATCCTTTTCTCATTCTTGGTCAATTCTCTTTGTACAGGATAAGGAACAGAAACAGAGTCCGTCTTGATAAAGGTATCAACTTTCACCTTATATATATAGCGGAACTTATCTTGATACTTTATCTTGTTGACGATAACCGTATCGCCTTTCTGATACATGAAAACAGAGTCCTTCACATAGACGCTATCCAGCTTCGCAAAGGTATCAGTTTTCACAATATACTCCTTGTGATATTCGGGCACGCTCACATACTTAGTCTTACAACTTGTAAGAGAAAGCAGACAAACTAAAAAGACAAATATCCATTTCATAAGCCTCAAACTCCTATATTTTTATATTCCTTTAATCAAAATATTGTGATAATTCGGTCTTTGCATCAAAGCAAGGACACCATTTTTTCCACTTCTTTGGGTCGCTACCCCAAATATCTCTATGACCCATAATTTGCGCTCCAGGGAATCTTTTCTTTAGCTGCTTCAATAGCGTAATCATCGCCTGTTTTTGCGCCTGAGTTCTATTATCTACAGGTTTACCTTTGGAGTTAATACCTCCCACATAAGCAATATTGATAGCAGTCGCATTGTGACCTTTCACCCCATTGCTTACCATTTCTATAGGCAACATCTGATGAATAGAGCCATCTATCGTGATTATATAGTGATAGCCGGGGTTCACCCATCCTTTAGCCTTAAATTCTGCCCAAAGTTCCTTGACTCCCCATTTTTGCGAAGAAGCAGTGCAATGTACAAAGATATTATTTATCTTTCTCATTCTACTTCCCTCCTTTCTTTTCTTGTTCTTTCAGGATCTGAGCGAAAGCCCTTGCAATATCCTCCTTGTTTTCAAGTAGTATGCTTATCGTCTTCTCTTGCTTTCTTATCTCAGCTTTCTTCCATGCCTTTTCTCTCACGCTTACGAACTCACAGAAGGTACAATACCCAGTCCAAATCATCGAGAAAATAGGGAACGGAAGAACGATGCAGGCGATAAGGTCTATGCAGACCATAACCATGAATGGAGAAAAGTATTTTCTTGCCTTGTCACAGGTCTTTTTAAATCCTGTACTCGTAGTTGCTTCTCCATTCTCTTTCGCTTTTTTGATACCGAAGAATAAATCTACAGCCATAGAAATAACAAGAGCACCCATACAGATAGCAATAACGAGTGCCGACCTGTAAAGATGCTCTTGCAAAAATGTATGAATAATCTCTTCCATGTAATAACCATTATAAATTAATAATGGCTACAAAGATAGATGGTTTATTTCTTGGTTTTGTGGTAATTTAACAACAGCTCATGTACCACCAAATCTTATCAGATGGATGATTGGTATCTTCGTCATTCAGCCAGCTTACGGCTAACTCTACCATTCTATCTTTTAGTTTCTCCTCTCCCTTGGTCCATTTCTTCACAACCTCTGAATGGTCCGAATACATCAGGTTCAATGTTACCGAGAAATCCCATAGATTGTAGTCCAGAATATCATCTTTTACCCTCTCGTAGTAATCCTTTGCAGATTGATAGTCCACAAAAGGAGCAAAAGCCTTTTGAGTATCTCCTACATAGTAGTACATCTTGGCGATACAACCTCTTGCAGATAGTTCGTCAAAGTGGCTAACTCCAGTCATGTAATACTCTAACTCTCTCATTGCAGCCTCCGTCTGAATCTTGTCAAGACCACACTCGCCGTTCTCCAACATTCTAACGGCATTTCTTGCTTTGGAAAGCAATCTTAATGAAACCATAAGCGTATAAAATTAAAGTGAAAATAATAAAAACATGATGCATCGGAAGTTGTTCTGGTGTAATCAGCCAGTGTTGATAGTAGATTCTGATAGCATTTATTCTGATGAAATAGAAGAAGGGAATCCTGTATATCCAGCAGTAGTGAAAGAAGAAACTTACTGGTATCATACAGAGTGGCATATAAATATATGATAAGATGTAAATCCAGATAATACAATAACCATTATTATCTGTGTCAAGGATTACAGGACGTGTATAGTTGCCATAGTCCCAAACTCCATACCAATGCCCTAACATCAAAGGTATAGGTGCCCACTTTGCTAATAGTTCATAGAACCTGTAGATCTTCCTGTTCAGCAGGTTCTGCCTGACATAAGCCAATTCTTCTTGCGATAGAATGGACGATTCATTGTTTTTCTCCATATTTACTTATACTTTATAATTAATTACCCCGTTTTAAATTCAAACAATTAGAAAATAGCTCTTAAATATTTTAAATCATTGCAAAATTAAACTTTTTATTTCGAAAATCAAAACATAACCCGCTGATATTAAACTTATTTAAATCTTTATGCGTTTATTTGGAAATAATCTAAATAATATGTATCTTTGTGCGCAATAAACAGGTAAAGCGTATGTCGAGAAGAAGTTTTGACTTAGTAAAAAAACAAAGAGAAGATTTAATGGCAGCTTACAGGGAGGTCTGTACTCATTGTCATTCTCAACATGAAGCCTGGGTGAAAACTATCGAGCATCAGGCTCCAAGGTATTATGTCACACCCAAGCAGGCTCACGAAATGCTCAGCCCGCTTATTCGTGGCGACTTTTCTAAACTCGACAAACTCAAACCTCACATACGTAGAATGTATCTGTCTATGTTCGATGAGCTACAGGTTATGACCCAACAGAGAGAATACATCGGAAAATCCCTTTGGTTCATCTGTCAGTTTCTCGTAACAAGACCAGCACCGGAGTTCTTTATCACAGAAAGCAACCTCAGAATCACATTTAATGCTTGCAAGAAATATGGAAAAGATTACCATCATAAAGATGTTTACGGCAAGAAACTTCATCGTTAAGTTCTCTCTTACTATCGCTTGTTTGATATGCAGCACTTGGCACATAGGTTTTTATGAGGGTTGTAGTCTCCTTAACCATTTCATATATAGCTTCTTTCATGCCAATGGCTTCCATCTTACCATCAACTTGCTTGTCTTATGGCAGATAAAGGGCAGAATAAGATTGATCGAGTCTCTGGTTATTGCCACACTTGCCAGCTTCCTGCCTACGTTCACAAACGAGCCTACAATGGGCTTATCTGGTTTTCTCTTTTCTGCCTTTGGGCTTATGTGGGGAGAAACAGGAAGATGGAAAGATGCCGTTAGGACTGCAATGCCTTTCATATTCTTTACCATGCTTCTTAGTAATGTGAATGGAATATTACATTTGTACACTTTCTTAATAGGCTTTTTTATAGGCTATTTACATAATAGATTTTACCATACGTTTTAAATGTTTGAAGGCGACTACTTGTGATAAGCAGCCGCCTTCTTTTTGCGTTTTATGTTATCTAAAATTATAAAATGGATTTATCTCATTTTATCCTCTCTTCTTCTCTGTATCTCCACCACACTTCCTGCAAAGGAATCTCCAGCCAAGAAGTTATTGAAAATATACTTGAATGTATAGTACTTATACGGCTTGCCTCCTGTGGAGGTCAACTGCGTCCATTCTCTGCAATCGTTGCTTCCGAATATTTCTAACTGCAGCGTGCCGTTAATAGTATCGCAAAGATGCTTGATGTCTCTTATTGATTTCAAAATCATAGAGCCACCTAATTTCAATGGTCTTGTGATAATCTCACCACTATACAGTCTATCATCATCAAAAACGTCTGGTTTGCCAGTAAGTGTATATACGTTCCCTTCTGTATCTTGTATCAGGTTATCCGGGTAATCATTAACCACCGCTTTCACAAATACATCGTTACTTACTACCGAGAAAGTCTTATCCACCATATTATATATATACTGATAAGACTTACTCTTATTATAGATACGCAAGAGGGAATCTCTGTAATCGTAGGCTATCATGCAGTCTTTGATAAAATCCAAGAATCTTCCTTCTGATGTAATATTCGCTCCATTCGAGGTACGACCCTTTAATTGTTCGCTCATGCAAGCTACCGAACCACCACTTGCAGCCATCAATCCTTTCTTTGAGGTAAAGAACACAAGTCTGTCTGTTGGAACAAGTGGAGAGTTTTCATTGCTCACCTCTCTTGATATTGGATAAGAAGCAGAATAAAGACCCTCTGAGTTAACCGACATTCCGTATATACCTTCATCCGTGAACACCATCAATGGATATTGACCAAACTGACCTTGGCTTACCGCCTCTGTATTGGCAATAATTCCCAATATCTTTCCTGTACCTACTGTATTATCTCCTGATGCCTCAAATACAAATGGATTGTTGACTACAGATGTGAAAATCTGAGAGTTTAAATCTTCATACCCACCTGTCACATCAGGCACATTTATGCTTGAAATAGAAATATTCTTGCTTGAGTGTGGGAGATTTGCAAAACTGTAAGCACCATTTAGCATTTTGTGCTGACTCAAAGATACTCTCCAGCCAAACGTACCTGTACCGTCAACTCTACGAATAAGCATTTCTTTCGCATTTGGATCAGGATAATATAGCCATCCTGTGAATACTATAGGGTCAACATTATCGTTTTTGTCAGATTTTACCCATGTATCTATATCTGTAGTTACGATATGCACAAAGTATTCATAACTATAACCTCCTGGGGTCTTGTTTTCTGTAAAGAAGTTGAAACCCTTAAATGGATATCGTTTTAAGCCAATCGTATTGATTCTACTATTATACACAAATAACTTATCTGCCACGAGTTTAGTCCACCCATAGTAATCATCCACTTTGAGTTGCTCCTGTTCGGTTAAGTTAGAAACAACGTCATCTTCGATAATATTAACGTCTGATGCAGATTCGTTTTTGGCTGACGAATCGTGCCACTCGCCATCAAGATATTTAGAGTTCATATCCAATGAGAACAACTTGTAGAACTGAGTCTTATTGAGCAGCTCCTTTATAATTTTATCCTCTGTCTTGAATACAGGCATAATCCATTCTGAGGCAAGTGGGTGATAACCATCACCTCTGTAATTATAATGTCTGAAATCTAACACGTTTTCATGATAGGTACCACCTCCATTGTAGAATACGGTCTTGTTGACATCCATAGGGTCCTTGAACTTCCAATCTCCATTCAACTCGAAAGACTTAACATCGTCTGTTGCGAAAACTACGATTTCCTTTATAATATCCGACCAGTTTTCCTTGTTTTCGATGGATGCCTTGAAGAAAAGACCGCTATAAGCGATGTGATACATGTACATGCCGCTACCATTTACTCCGTCTTCTTCCTTGTAGTAACTCTTGTTTCCCTTATACATCTGAACGAACTTACAGTTACGGATGATTGAAGGATAACAGATGATAGGATTGGAAATACGAGTATAGCTTCCGTCAAACATCTTCAAAGCGAATCTCACGAAGAATGGGAAGGCGAATTTATTCTTGTCTTTCACCCAGTTTATCATCTGTTCGACATGACCGACAACAGCATTTTTGAAATCGGTCTCTTTGTCCTGCTTTACTGTATGGGCAATATACAACTCTGCGAGATAGTAATCCGGATCAGCACCAAGTCCTGTACTGTGCAGCTCGTAAGCTTCAGCGTTACCTCCAATAAATGGCTCATAATAGGCATAACGATTATTCTCGTCAACAAAGCTCTTGATGTTGCACATGAATGAATCTTTCTTCAAATCATCCTGATCCTTCTGCCAGTTATCAACCGTTCCATCGGTGTAAAACTCCACCTTTGGCTTTGGTAATTCCGTTCCTAAATCCACATATTTCCCACCTTTATATAATAAGTAATGTATTCCCTTTTCTGTTGCGCACACCAAAGTATTTCCCACACTCTTAATATCTGATGGCGCTCCAATACTAAATGACTGTCCGCTATTAATATCTATCTGGTCTCCATTCATTTTGTAACAGATAATGGAGTCTGTGTGCTCTAATTTGGTAATGATACATTTATAATCAGCCATCTTGTGAACATACATTATCGTAGCATCATTTAATCCAATATCTTCTCCATTATATAATGCTTTAATCTTTACAGGCTTCTGAATAGGCTTCATTTCTCCATCCTTAAAGATGAATCCATCACTCTCCAGCAACTCGCTATCATCTGAAAGCAGGTCGCTCGGAACATTTGTCATGCCCTTATTAAAGCTAAGAGTCTTTCTTTCGGTAATTCTTTCCATATATTATCAGTTTTAAATTTTGGCTACAGTATGAACACCATCGCCACCTTTGTATATCTTTTCCTTCTTCTTCCAGTAAGGCTTCTCCATATCCGTGAGGCTTACGAACAAGCCAATGGCGGTACTCATCACAACATCATCATGGTTTCCGTTACCCACGATATTACCAAGACTTCCATCATCGTGTCTTTCGTAAATTCTAAGCTCATGGTACATTTCCTTGTCAGGTTCTACCCAGAGCATATCATCCACAAAGTGTTCCAAGTTGTCGATTATCTGTTGCTTGGTCAACTTGTTGGTTTGGAATCCGTACTTGGCAAGAACGTTTTCTTCCACATTTTCCGAACTACTGGTTCGCTGATATAGATTATCGTAATAGTCAGCTATTTCTTGAATAATGGTCAGGAAGTGGTCTCCCTCTGTATTGTTGTTCTTCTCCCGGTCAGCCGTATTACTCTCAATAACCAGTAACGCATCATTGTAGTAATGAGCCAGGGCAGCAGCCATCCATGCCAACTTATCATGCCTTACGTGCCCTCTGTATCTTGCCACAATCTTTGGCTTTCCGTTAATGGTTGGTATCATACCGAATCGGTCTATCACGGTCATTACGGTATAGTCAGATGTGGTAGATTTACCACCAATATCAACACTTACCAAATACCTATTCTCCACCTGCAAGATTGTAGGAACTTCCCAAATTTTGAGGTCGCCCTCTCCATCATCCCTAAGTTTAATCTTGGAGTTGCTGATGGTATTATCGTTCTTTGTGCTGATGTCAATGCAAATATCAGCAGTATATTCCGGGTCTTTCTTATAGGCAGCCTGTAGGTCGTCTATTGCGTAAGGACTGAATACCAATCTACCAGAGTTTCGGAAAGCGTCCTCCTCATCAATAGGAGCCTCGGTAGCACAGGCAGCATGGGAAGTAAATTTGTTACGGTAGTTTCTGTACCACTCGATAGCTTGGAAACAAGCACCCTTTTGCCACATTCTCCAGAAGAACTTTCCTGTCTCTCGATAACCTTTAGGGCATGAGCTTCTGTCTCTGTTCTGCAGTAACCATCTTGCAAATGCTCTCGTATCTTCTACCTCCGTCATATCCTTTTCGATGAAGAAGCAAGGAATGAACAGGAACGAGTAAGCGTCGTTGTTCTTCGGGTCCATAGCTAACTGGCACTTATCATAGAAGAAACCAGAGTTACCTCTACCAGTACTCTCGAATATCTCCACATTATCTTCCAATGGGTCAATACCACCAGAAATAGAAGAAATCACACCTTCAGGATCATGCTCTGGTGTTTTCTTCCAGTAGGCTACCTCTGAATAGTGGGCACAATGGAAGTTGCTACCACGCACAGAATCAAAGTTCTCGAATGAAGCCACTGTCAAGGTACTTCGCCTTATCGCCTTAATACCATCTGTTACTTGGAAATCGTCAGGTGAGTTCTCGTATGGAGAGAATTGCAGCTTTGCTCCCGGATAGCCAACCGTCCATCCCGGCTGACGTTCCAATGCCTTTCGGTACATCGCCTTGATTTTCTTGGCAGTATTCTTCTGCTGAGCTAACACAATAGCATTCCATCCATCATGTCTGTAGTCTTGAATCCACTTGATGTAGAGCTGGGATAGGGTAGAACCACCCCACTGTCTTGCTTTCAGAATGACAACAAAGGCTGGTTTGTGGCTCGTTCTTAAATCCTCCAAGATTTTCAGCAACTTTCGTTGAGGATAATTCAACTTGAAAGGTATCATTTTACCAGTCTTTTTGTCCTCAATCTTATCCGTCACATACATCGCAAACTCTGGGTCCTCCAAGAATCGTGTTCTACAGATGGCAAAGGTAAGCATCTGAAAATGTTGCACGTCGTCTGCTGCGTGTTGTACGTATAGGATATAGTCTTTCAGGCTTTTCATCTTTCTCAGACCACGGAACAAAACAGACTTGGCAGTTTTTTTCGGAACCCACATCTTAGGAATGAAGAAGTCAGGCAGCTCTATCAGCACACGATGTTCGAAGTCATAACAGTTCAATCCTGTTATGGGGTCGTATGGACCAAAGACTTCTTCATACCGTCTGTTGTTTTCTTCAACAAGCTTGTCTATTTCTTCATTAGTTACATGAGCCATCTACTAAATCGTTTAGTTCTTCAAAGTCTGCATCGGTGATTTTAGGTGCGCTCCTTACATCTATCACATTCACACCTTCCTCATCATCCTCCACTGTCGTCATTCCTAAAGCCATAAGTTGCTTGAAATCTTCGTCCAAGCCATGAGAAACACTTACCTCGCTCTGTTTTGGTATCATGTGTTTCATCAGATCCTTGTAGATAGTGGCATAAGTTTTCGGGTCGTATTCTGCCAGCTGGTCCATGCAAGTTTCAAATTTCTCCTGATTTCTTGCCAAGAAATCCCTAAGATACTCCTTTTGAGCACTCTTTTTGGAAGGAAGAAGGCTCTTTGCCTTCTCTTTCTTCTCTCGATTTATCTCCCTTACGCTTTTGAAATCACTAAATTCATCCATCGTAAACCTCCTTATCCAAATGGTTTAAGTTGTCTTACCATTGCCCCAGGGATTGTTGCGTTAGCCGCATCTATTACTTCCAGCTCCTGCTCGTCAAGTTGTGAAGCCTTATCTATCGTGATAGGGTCTTTGCTTGTAAGTGTAAGTAGGAAATACTCATACAATGCTCCTGTAACAATGTAGTCATGTATAGCTTTCACTAAACTGTCATACCTTGCGTCATCCCAATAATCAGGCATTCGAAGCCAGAGTTCCTTTTCATCCCATTCTTTTAGCGAATTGTCCCTTACTCGTCCCTCAGGTTTCATAATATAGGCAGTTAGCAAGGATTCTACCTTACTGAGATACTTGTCAAACCAGCGATAGAAAAGAGGTCGCTCGTGGTCATTCTCACTTGTAGGAATATTTTCATCTTGGTTGGTTTGGCTGCCACGTCTGGCTCTACCTATCATGTTGGTAGTAGCATCTATGTCATACCAAAGCTGATCAGCATACACAAATATATGCTTGTCCGAATACCTGTGTGCAGGTCTTGGTGGTTTAGGAAGAAAAGGGTTTGGCATTGGCTCCCACCCCTTTTCTCTAAATATATGTGTTGGGTGCAAAGGGTTAAACTCCATATTATTCCTCCTTAGTTACGGTTATTTCAATCTCCCTCTTTAGATTATCGCTATGTCGGGAGAAAATGGTTACTGTTGCTACGCCAGTATTTACAGGCACAAGACAGAAAGCATGAGGCTCAACGCTTCTTTGTACTTCAAGAATACTTGGTTCGCTGCTTCTTGCCTCAATGTCATCTACAGCACTATCATCAATAGAATAGGATAGGGTAGTTTCTTTATTGTCAAGTTCGATGGTTACACCGCCTCCATTATCACTTCCATCCACCTTGGCGGTCAGATTCTTAGTGTATGGCACAGTTGGAACTACAGGACCGCTCAATACAAAGCATCTGCGAATATTCTGTTCGTCAAAAGTCAATGACTGCAAGTAGGGTTCTGCCTGTTTGAGATTCGTGGTTTTTAACCACCACTGGTATATCATATAGTCCTCTACATACTTTGCAACCAATCTTGCCAAAGTATCAGAGAGCGTTCCATTGCATCTGCGTGATACGACAATAACAAACTCTACTATATCATCTTCTTTATCGTTATAGTATATAACATTATCGCCTGATGTCTGAGCGTTTGGAGCCAGATAGTCTGCAAGTATAACCTTTGTTATCTCCAATGCAGATTGAAAATCGTGCGTCAGCGTATTTTCGTGAACAGCCTCGTCACCAGCTGCTTCATTAAAACTCATTTTGATGGCTCTATCATCTGTAGCTCCATCTATCTTAGCCTTTAGGTAGGTTGCTCTCTTAACCTCGTCAACTACTACCGATTTGATAATTTGAAATTTTAATATCATATCTTTACTTATTTATTAGTTTCTAACTGTGGGGTCACTCTCCATGGAGCCTGTCATATCTTTCAGTGTTTTAGCTCCAGCCGAAGGAGCCTCTTTGTCAAATACCAGTTTTATTGCAGATTTCAAAAGCGCATCTGCTTCATCCGAATAAACTTTGGCTTGCTCCGTACTGCTCAAAGTCAATACCATATAGGTTGTATATGCCCTCACATATCCCCAAAAACAACTCTCGAAAGCATTCTTGTGCCCTTCATTCAACCTGATAACATTGAATGTGACTGATGCAGGAAGCGAAGAATCAATGTAGGTTTTTACAACTGGTGCTAATTCGCCAGCGAAACTACGAATTGCTGATTCTATATATTGCCTTATTACCGTTTTCTCCACTACCGATAGAGTTGTGCTTCCAAACAGAGAATCTCCATTCTTGTCTTTCTGCCTCTTTGCGATAACAGAAACCTGTTTCGTCACATCGCTTTCGATGGACTCCATGCTGATTGTTATCAATTTCGTTTCCTCTGCCATAATCTTTATGCTGCTTTGTTAAAACCTAATGCGTTCTGAGCCATATTCACTGCGTTCTGATCGGCACCTTGAACAACTCCGTTCTCTACCTGTCCACCGCCTTGTGCCATTGCTAATTGTTGTTGCTGCTGATACATCTGTTCGAGTTGAGCCTGCTGCTCCTGTACGCTTGATAGCAACTTGTCTGCAAATGGAGCATTGATATTCTGTAAGTACTGAACGATATTGATAGCACCGATAGACAGGAGATAATCAAGCTTGTCGTTTATCTGAGTCTGATAACTTGCAGTAGCAGCCGCATTCTTGATACTTATCTTGAAATGAACATCTCTTGCTGATAGCCTGTCATAGTATCGGGCGTTAACAGAGTCCTTGTTAAATACCTTTCGCCCATTCTCGTAATACTGTTGGATAGTCATACACTTCTTGGTTGCTAATTTTTCGGTAAATGCCTCCATGTCGGCAAGAATGGTAAACAAAGACGTTGTGGCATTCTGACTTTCCTGTGCGTATCGTGCAGCCGACGTACCAGCCGAAGGGGTCTTTCCTTGCAATGCGCCACTCACGTTTGTAACCTCTCTAATCAGGTTCAACTCAATTTGCAGAAGTTCATTCGTGCCGATATTGACTGCGTTCGAAGTAATAACCTCTGGTCTAAGGTTAGGAGTCTTGGCAGATGGTTTATAGAATATCCATCCATCATACTCAATAGCTTCTTCCATAAATTGCTCTGGAGTTCTGCCATTAAGCACATTTGTAGGTATCATCTTGAAACCCTTAAAGCTGCTTCTGATAGCCATATCGTTCATCACAATCAGGCGGTTGATATATCTTTGCTGGTCAATGATATTAGCCAAGAATGGATGAATCTCTCCGTTGATGTACGGATAAAGCTTCATCGTGAAAGGATGACTCTTGTAGTCGTATGGGGTCTCGCCCTGGCATAGGATAGTTCCATCTGTAGCCATATAGGTGTAATACCAGTACTTGTCAGCAACCTCCCAAGATTTAATGTAGGCTCGTTCATCTTCCGGCACTCCCATTTCGTCATACTGAGCTTTTCGCTTGATGTTGTCTGCTCTCAGCTTGGCTATCATGGCAGTATCATCCATGTCAATGCGAAAATAAGCATTGTTCCCGCTCGTTGCTATCGGATCAAAACACTGCAATCTCGGCTTTGTTTCTGTAGTCCAAACCTCAATGATTCTTACATAATGGCTACCTTTGTTTGTTGTGTCGAAGCTGATATTAGCTAATGCCTTTTCATTGTTAAACTCATAGCCATACCCCTCATCATATCCTTCGTGAATGTCAAAGATTCTATTCAGGTCTTCGATAGTTAAACCATACTCTGCTCTCGCAAATTTCTGATACAAATCTTCCTTACTAACATCGTGAAGCACACCAATAAGGCTAATGTCGTTATGTCGTGGGTCACTTCCGCATTCGAAAAACATGTGGTCTGGTTCCATGAGTTCCGTCCATGAGTCTGGCATTTCTAAATCCTTATCCTCCCAAGACTCACGAACATACATCTGTCCACCTATCAAGTAATCCTTGATAGCGTGATTCAGTACGTCCTGCATTTCGGTTGTCTGCCAGTTGCACTGCATGGTTGCACTCATCATGTCGCTCAGTTGCCGGGAGTCATTATCTCTCGCAAAACATACAGGTTCCGTTCCTTGTTTCGCATAGAGTCCTGCTATAGATTCCAAGATGCTCACCATGATATTGTTGCTCATAGGAGTCTGGTTTCTTGTCTCCATATACTCACGCTCGGTCATATACTCCCAACAACCATGATGATACACCTTGATAACATCGCTCCATTGATCTCCAGTACAATACCTCAAGGTTCTTGCTCTGGTCTCTCTTACTCCACTCAGGTTGTTCCACGCATTCCTACACCGGGAAAGTAGCTCATAGTCTTTATTGCTATGTTCTTGCCTTCTTTTGCGTGCCTTGACAGAATCGTATTTGTTGCGACGAGGCATAACCTTACTTAATGTCAGTATTCTTGCCTTTGCCATTTTATATTACATTGTTAAATTATGGATGCAAAAATACTTTATTCCATGCCTTTACTTTCGGTTATTTAACCTACTGATTACTACCATGTTAAATAACAGAATTACAAGCTATCATTTTTTGCACCTTTGCGCAAGAGTTTATAAACAAATAAAAATTCCTTCTAATTAGGTATCATATTCGAAATGACAAAAGAAGAACAAGAAAAACTAAACAAAGAGGGTGGAGCACAGGTTGCGCCACCAGCAGGAGAAGAAACAGAAACACCTTCTGTTGACGAAAGACCTAATCGCACGGCTTTCTCCAAGCGTTTCTCCAAGCGTCACTCAGATATTGATTTTGAGGACAAAGAGGCTCGCTATGGTGCGATGAATGATGATGCTGACGCTCTTTCCAAATACGAGGAAAGCGGTCAGGCTCTCTCCAAAATGCTCGACAACAACAAGTGGTTAGCTGCAATGGTTCTTGATTCTACCCGAAAAGGTATGCACCCATTCGAATGGATGGCTTCACAGGGTATTGACGTTAAGGCTGCTCTCGAAGATGAAGAACTGGCTAAAAAGGTTGCTGATCAGATTACCAAGTTCCAGGAAAAGGTTGCTGAACAAGAGAAGCACAGCCAGCAGTTAGACGATAATCTGAGAAAGTCTTACGAGTCTTTGCAAGAACTTGGTCTTTCTGACGAGGAGGCTAACGAGCTTTGGAGCAAGGTTTGGGGAGTGATACAGGATGCAGAGGAGGGAAATATTTCTTCCGACACATGGAATCTCTTTAATAACGCTTACAACTACGACTCTGATATTTCGTCGGCACGTGAAGAAGCGGCTATGCAGGCAAGAAACGAAAAGATACAAAACAAGGTTCGCTCTTCAAGCACTGAGGGTATTCCTCCATCTCTCTCCAGTTCGGGCGCAGGAAACGCGCCAGCTAAGAAGAAAACTAAGAAGAGAGCATCCAGCTTCTTTGATGATATCGGTTAACATAAGATTATTAATCCATAAATATAAGTATATAATGAAGAAAGTAATTAATTATTTTTCTGATCGTCAGTTCATCTTTAAGATGATTCTGATGCTTCTTGCTGTTGTTACAGGCGGTGGCGTAATGGCTGTTGGTGATGATGTTGAACCTGACTTGAACGAGCCGGGTTCTAAGCCTGCTACAACCGAAGAGACTGCTGCCAATGAGCAGGTAGATAAGGATAAGAACGACTTGCTTGCTCCTGGTGGTAAAGCGGCTGGTCAGTCATTGACCGGTACGCAGGCTTCTGCTACGCAGATGGACCGAGGCGGTCTTGAAGAGGAAGACTGGGACACGGGTGAAACCAAGTTCCGCCCATATCATACACCTCTCCTTTCTATCGTCAAGAAGTTTACCACAACTGTTCCTTGTACTGGCTACAAGAAGAAGCACGCACGCTATGGTGGTGAGACCTTAGACGGTGAGGTTACACAGCCTATTGCTGCTGGTGCTTCCATCAAGCTTACCAAGACCAACTTCTCAGGTTCTTTGAAGCCATTCTACGAGGGTTCTACTGCTATTGTTCCTACCGTAGCTGGTTACAAGCGTGGCTCTACTACAGTTCGTGAAGGTCGTTTGGTTCTCTTTGTTACCAGCGCCAATAAGTCAGGTACTGAGGTTACATTGCAGGCTATCAATGGTAAGGCTAATGAGGAGAATGCCGATTGCGAGTTCTTGGAAAACATGACTTGCCCGGATATTCCTGTTGGCACAGTTATTTTGGCAGCTTCTACAGCGCTCTCTGAGTCTCAGATGAAGGTTCCTGCTGAGAACTACCAGCCACGTTCTGCTGATGTTTATCTCCAGAAGCGAGCGTTCTCTATTGTCTTCACCGAGGACTTCGAGACCATGAAGAAGAAAATTCCTCATACCGTGAAGGATATGAAGGAGGATGCACTCAACAAGTACAAGATGCGTGCTGAGCGTTCTTATTGGATGGGTGCCAAGGCTCGTATTCACTCTACCACCAATGACGGTGCTGATGAGTACACCTACTTCGCAGAGGGTATCTTGAATCAGCTGACTAACCAGTATGGTATCGGTGATGTTTACAAGTACGAGGATTTGACTGCTATCAGTATGTTGATGTTTACTGACTTCTCTGAGTCTGACCACATCTATATGTTCTGTGGTAAGAACGCAATCAAGCGCCTGATGAACATTGAGATTCCTAAGGGTCGTACCGAGGTCCTTTCTACCCACAAGGAAATTGACATAACCTTCTCTCGTTACGTTGATAACTACGGTACTATTGATTTCGTTTGGGATCAGACTCTTGACATGATGCACATGGAAGACTGTATGGTTGGTATGGACTTGAAGGGTGCTCGTCACTACGTGAAGGAGAAGGGCAAGGATAAGACCAATGACATGAGCAAGGATGGCTACGATCCACGTGAGGCTAAGCGATACATGCACATTGAGGCAGATTGTATTGCTCTTCGTGGCTACAACTCTATCTTGGTTGGTCCAGAGGCATTCATCACTAACCTTGGTGTTAGTGGCATCGTGAACAGTATCATATCTCTGAAGACTCTCCCTGATACTGCTGCTAAGGGCATGAAGGTGGCTTTAACAGAGGATTACACCAAGGATGAGACAACCTACGAGAAGGGTAAGGTTTACGAGTACGATGGTACTAAGTGGAACTTGTATGCCGGCATGGACGTTGCTGCATAAGGTATCTTTTTCATCTTTAAAATATATAAAATCACGCAGAGGGGCAGGAGTTAATAGCCCTGTCCCTTTGTTATAAAAATACAAAATAATGATTAAGACATATAGATATAACGAGCTGTGTAATAATGTAAGCCTTACGATTTCTGGTGCTGGCGGTAATTCTATGCGCTACAACTTTACTCATGGCAACACTTACATGCGCAAATACCCAGAGCTTACTCTTCGCAACAAATATGCGCAAGACCTTTTGGATAACCATGAATTGGTAAGGAGTGGAAAGGTTACTTGTATTCGTACAACTCTTGAAGAGTCGGATATTTTGCAGGAAGAAGGTCATGCAAAGAAGCCTGCAAAGAAAGCTCAGAAGGAGGAGGTAGCTGGCATTCGTACAGCCGAAGAGGTTATCAATTACGTAAATAGCCGTTTTGACAAGGATTGCAGAACTCTTGAAACAGCTATGAAACATGCAGACAAGGCTGGTCTTATTTTCCCGGATTACGGCAAGGAGTAATATATATAATAAGGTGTAATGACCGTAGATAAAATCATAAAACAAGTTCGTTGGTGCATAGACGAGGAATCCAATAGTCGCTTAAATATAACAAGTGGCGATGAAAAGGACGACTTATATATGGACAATATCATTAAAGCTAAGATACCTGATGCTTTGCGTTGGATAGCAGTTACTGCTGCATCATCTTCTATGCTATCTTCTTCGTCTGATGCCCAAAAGACAACAACGAGTAGCAAAAGCAGTTCTTCTACTACCACATCAACAAGCATGTCGGTAGAGTTATTTGATGGTAATACTGATATAGGAGTGATAACAATGCCCGATAATATTTCGGTCTTTAACATCAATCGTGTTCGCACCAAAGGCTGGCATAAGGCTGTTATTCCTGTAGAAGATACTGACGATGCAGCTCTTGAAATGTTCGATGAGTCCGCAAAAGGAACGGTTGATAGACCGCAGGCTGCCATCATGCGAGTAAAGCCTCTGAAAATTCTTATTCAGCCAATAACGAAAAAGGAAGATGATCAGACGATTAACGACGTGACAGTATCTTATGTAGGAGTCCCACTTAGTACAACAGGTTCGGGCGCGTCTGAATCGGTTGATGTTCCAAGCAATTTTCAGGGAGCCTTCATCTACTACATTGCATTTTTACTTCTTTCTGCTTATGATGATTCTAAGGCTAATCAAATGTATTCTATTGCTTTGCAGCAACTGGGTGTTAATCAAACTAAATAAGATGGAAAAGGTAGCTACATCATATAGTGATAATGAAAATGCTTGGGTGTCAGAAGAACTAAGCGTTCATCGCAATGTTTACCTAACAATCAGTCTTGTAAACCCAGGGAAGGTTGTTATCCGGCAAAATTGCGGTGATGATAAATGGTATCGAGTTCCAATAAAGAGGCACAAGGATAATAAATCTTTCCGCTTTAGAATCCGCATACCTTCCCCTCAATTCAAACTCAAAATTTTTACATCAACTCAACCAAAAGAAATTTGTTATGCCTACATTTAGAGAAGATATTAGGTTGGGAACGAAAGTTCCTCAAATGAAAACGGAAGATTATGAGGATGGCTCTGTCACCAATGAGAAGTTGGCGGTGAACTCCATAACCAAAGACAAACTGAAGGATAAAACGATTGGTGTAGAGAAGCTTGATCCTGAACTACGGCAGACGATAGCTGCTGCCACTGGTCTTCCTGAGGAATTGGTAGAGAGCATTCAGAATGTGGATGAGAATCTATCCAAGCTGAATGATACGGTTTATCCTATCACGCTAGGATTCAGTATCAATCCAAATGTAGGTACAATGCAGACTGATGTTCGCTATTCCATCATCAGCGATGAAAAGCCACTTGTGCCTGATACATTCCTTATCAGCAAGCAGATTAATGATGCCACTCCAAAGTCTCTTTCAAGCACTCCTGCATCCAGTGGAAATCTATCCACTCCGATTGAGGGCGCAAGGGAAATCTTCAAGTTTTCTGTAACCAAGAAGGGTAGAACTGGAAAGAGTACATCACAGACTCGTTATCTCTGCTACTTTGGAGGAAACTCAGCAGCCACAATGACCGCTGAAATCCTCAACACCCTCAGCAAGGTATCATCCACAGGAGTGTCATTCAATCCAAAGGTAACCACCAAGGATAATGATTACATCTGGTTGGTAGTACCTAGCTATCTCTCAATCAGCCGTGTAACCAGTGCAGGATTTGATGTAACCCTTGCAGCGCCTCAGACTATCACCAACACTCTAGGCAGCTTCAAGGCATACAGAACAGCCAATCCTCTCACTCCAACTATATGGAATTTAGTAATATCATAAACGTATAAAGATAAGACTATGAGTATAAATTTAACAGACGAAATTGAGGTCAAGACCAAGAAAGGCAAGCTAGGTGCAGCCAAGCAAATCTTTCTTGAAGGAGATACGCAGACTGTTGAAAAGGAAATCCAAAACATCAATTCTAGACACAATGATTTAAGCTCCAAGCACGAATCATTAAGCTCTACTGTATCTGAGCATACCAAGCAGATAGAAAGAAATCAGAGTCAGATTACTGCCAACAAGTCTGCTCAGGATGAGAAGAATATATCCTTGGATGCAAATATGGCTAAGCTCAATACTCGTGATGATCAGATTACAGAACTTATCAAAGGTGTAACTGCTACTGGTGGAGCCAGTGTAGCTACGGCTGTAACCTATGATAATACTTCCTCTCAACTCGTATCAGCAACTGTTCAAGGTGCAGTTGATGAACTCCAAGGCTCTAAGATAAACAAAACTTCAATCTCTCAGGAGTTCGGTGACTCAGAGGATAAGGTAGTCTCTCAGTCTGCTCTCCCTTTCCGCTATATTCAGAATGAGGAATTTATCTTTGCCAAGGTAGATGCAGAGGATAGACTTCTCTTTGGTATTGAATGGGATGGTACGCCAAGGTTTGGTAAGACAAGCGCAGTAGAGGATAGATTGCAGGAACAGGTAACTCTGCTTGCAGAGAAAGTAGCAACCTTTATAGGTGATGAGGACACAACCAATGTCATTGACACCATGAATGAGTTGAAGACCTTCTTTGCCAACATTGAGAACACTCAATCTTTGACAGATATACTGGCTAATCTTGACAACGTAGCCAAGAACCTTGATAAGACAACTATCAAGGATGAGGAAGGTAATGTGCAAGATACTCCGTTCAGGGTTATTGAGAACGAAGAGTTCCTCAAAGCTATAGTAGATGCAGAGGATAGAGTTTTGTTTGGCTTCTACAGAGCAACTGGCGAGCCTTATTATCCTCTCAATGAAATGTATCACATCATTCAGAACGAGGAATATTTTGCTGCTTGGCTTGATGAAGATGATAAGGTAGTTCTTGGTATAAGAAGAGACGGAGAAATAATTGGTGAAATCCATGCAGTCAATGCTTTGAAACAAGTTATCTCTCAGCTTCAATCAGACCTTGCATCATTGCAGGAGAAGGTAGGTACAATAGATTCTAATCTCAAAGAACTTCTTGATATTTTCTCTTTGCAGGAGAATCCAGAATATCTTGCAGTAGAGAAAGATGCAGAGGATAGAGTTCTGTCTGCTACTTACAATGATGGTAGTCACTATTCTCATAACTTGAAGTCTGAGACTATTGATGCTAAGGTTGATAAAGAAGAAGGAAAATCTCTCATTGATGAAGATGTAGCAGATGCTCATAGTACTTTGGAAGACATAGAGGGTAGAATGGAGATTGTTACTGATGTAGAGGATAAGGTAATGTCTTATCGTGATTCTGATGGTAAAAAACATGAGCATGATATGGAAGTTACTAACCTTGATGTTTCAAATCTCAATCTCCAAGGGAATAGTGTAAATAATATCCAAGATGCACTTAAAGCAAACGGGTTTGACATTAAAGGTAAAACTGATTGGAGTGACTGGTATGACAAGCATGATTCTGCTCTTGAATTACCAATTCCTACTAAGGCTGTAATCAATATTACTGGTGTTAATCAAATGCCCAGCAAAAAGTTGGTAAATGATAAAGCTTATATTGAGTTCTTTGATTTTGCAGGAAACTATTTCAAGATAAAAGCATATCTTAATGCACAAGGTGCTAGCACTATGGCAGACCCTATGAAATCTTGTGCTATAGATTTGTTTTCAGATGATTGGGGTGGAAATGAGTTTGAAATAAAGTTCGGTGATTGGGTATCACAGGACGGTTTCCATCTTAAAGCCTTCTACAAGGATTCATTAAAATCAATACAGCCAATTTGCTATGAAATTGGTGAGCAAATCACATCATTCCTTAATGTACGTTCAAACAGATTTCACATAAGTTCAGATAATGTTCTTATAGGTGGAACTGGTGATATGGACAACGATGTTTCACAAGCCAAATGTATGCCTTCACAATTTCCTTGCGAAGTGTATCTGAATGGTGAGTATTATGGTCTCTTTATATGGTCTCTTAAAAAGAACAGAAAAAATTATTCCATGAACAAAAAAGACTATACTAGCATTCTGATAGATAATGTTGGAGGTATGTTTAATGGAGATAGTTTTAATTGGATAAGTGCAGAAATACGTAATCCTAAAAAACTTATTTGTGTAGATGGCGAGGAATATGATGCTGATACACACATGGGAGAGCTTATTGGTACAGACACTGTTTCTGGTCAGCAATACACATTCTCAAAATTAAATGCTGCAACAACTGGCACTGATAAATTTAAAGTCACATCTGTAGATTATAATGCTGCCAATAAGGATATGGTAAATACCGCTAAGACAAAAGCTATTATAGAAGCGTGTCAGGCATATAAGTCAGAAGTAAACTCTGCATCTACTAACGAGGAAAAGAAAAAGATTGTAGAGAAATCTTTTGATGTTGATAATTTGTTAGCATATATCATATTCTGTGAATTGACTTATAATCAGGATGGATGGTATAATAATGCTCAGATAACCATCTATGACAAAAAGGTTGGATATAATATCTATGATTGTGATTCTTGTCTTGGAAAAGCATGGAACGGAATATTGTGGACTTCATCATTGTCTAGGGAGATTTTTGATTCTAATTCAACAAATCCTCTTTTTGTAATAAAGTCATTATATGCAGAGGAGATTGGGACTATGTATAAAACTCTTAGAGACAATGGTATCATAACTAAAGAGAATCTAAACAAAATAGTTGATGATTGGTTTGACAGATTAGGTTCTGATACATTAAAAAGGAGTGTAACTAAATGGAATAATTCTCCATCATATAGAAAGCCAACAAATCTTGATGAGCATTGGAATCCATACATACCATTATCAAAGAGTGAATTGGAATCTATAAATTCGTATAATGCAGAAACAAATTATAGTGTAGGTACTATTGTTTGTTATGGTAATGGTGGGTATGATAACTACTATTATAAGTGTGTAAAAGATTGTTTAGGAAGTACACCAACAACTGATGGTAACTATTATACGAACGGAATGTATGATTCAAAGGAAAGAATCAAAATGTGGCTAGAAAAGAGAATTGATTTTTGCGATGTTTTATGGAATTACAAATAATATAAAAAGAAATAATTATGGGAAAATGTTTGATTACAAAATTAAATGGTTCTGTACAGAATGATTCTCTGTTACGTATTGGTGAGTTCGTGGTTAAAGTTAGCAAGGTAGAGTCTCCTACTGCTGATTCACAAAGATTTTGTGTACGAAATACTAAAGATAGCCAACTTCGCATTATAGGTGATGGTCACTTTACGAATGAGACTTTATCTGAAAATAAAGGTAAGGTAATGGATATTGCGGCTAATACTGAAACATTAGTGTATTACAGCAATGGTGATTATGAAATTGTTGTATCTGAAAAATATTCATTGAGTTATATTGGTATTTCCTTATCACAAAATTGGAAAGATTTTAAAGGTAAACTTTCTTTCGATATAGAATCACTGAAGTATTCTCCAAATATCACAAATATATATTTATTCAACACTCAGGTTACTGGTGATATTTTTGCGCTTGGTAAATTGACTGGTCTTACAAAGGCAGATTTATCCAACACTCAGGTTACTGGTGATATTTTTGTGCTTGGTAAATTGACTGGTCTTACAGGTATATATTTATCCAACACTCAGGTTACTGGTGATATTTCTGTGCTTGGTAAATTGACTGGTCTTACAGATATATATTTATCCAACACTCAGGTTACTGGTGATATTTCTGTGCTTGGTAAATTGACTGGTCTTACAGATATTCCAGATATTAGTTATACTAAAGTAACTGGTGATATTTCTGTTTATCGGAATACAAAAGTTATCCAAATACGACTTGTTGGCACAAGCGTTTCTGGTGATTTATCTGTTTTACCAAATAATGTTTTATGGGTACAAGTAAGAAATACTGGTATGTTTACATGGACAGGTATTAAAAACAGAACAAATATCTTAGCATTAGAACAGTGTAAGTGTGATAAGATTGATGCTTTCCTCAACGATATGGCAACGCTTGAAGCTAAGTTTGCTGGTGAACAAAGTTGGTATAAAACAATCTCGTTGATTGGTACTCGCACCTCTGCATCAGATGCTGCAGTACAGACATTGCAGAGCAAGGGTTATACTGTTTCAATCACTCCTGCATAAGATATTATAAGTTTAACATTAAAGTAAATAAAGAAAACAAGATATGAATAAGTTAACAAAGAAGTATAAGGTAGTACATGAGGGAACCAAGATGGTGTTCCCTCTCACAGAGGAAGGTGACAATGCTGAGGTATTCCCATCGGTAAATGCCACCGCAGTAGAGTTTGATACATACCCAGAAGCCAAGGCTTACGTAGATGAGCATAACTTGGTGTATGAGGAACCAAAGTATGGGGAGTAAACCATATTCGATATTCTTTCGTCATAGCAATAGGCTCTGTTATACATATCCTACTGTGGTAACAATAAATATATAAGGTGGGCAATTAATTTTGTCCACCTTATATGTAGAATAGGTACACGGCTTGCATAATACTACCCATGAGATAACAAACATCTTCTCCTTTTGGATCGAGCGAAAACTTTTCAGAGATATGCTGAATAACATGAAGCATTTCATGAGAAATACTATTCACGAACTCACTTTCCTCTATTGTAAAACCTACAGAAACAACAGTTTGATGCTTGTCTATATTGGAGTAGGTAATGCCTTTGTTTGGCTTATTCTCCATGATAAGATTGCAGGCATCATCCAAAGGCTCTCCCTTGCATCCCAACTTTAGCAAACTCTTCCTGATGATACTGCAATCCTTATCCTTTACATTATAAAACAAACGAATAGTCCAGTCAAACCTTTCCAAGTAAATCTCCTGTTCTATCATAATATCTCATCCCAGGGAATACCGATTCCATTATGAGCACAGTCAGCATAGAAGCGATTGAAGATAAAACCATCCTGTTGATCCTCGTCATCAACATAGTCTTTGACAAACTGAGCGAGTTGCTTTTCTTCTGTAATAGAACTGGCATAGAAATCAGCGATACACATATTTGCGATATAGCAAGCATCGTGTCCTACATTGTTCTCCAGCTCGATATTATATCTTTTAAGCAGGTTTTCCACGTCCTCATTGCTCATAACTTTGATACGCTTGCCATTCTTACGCATCTGTTTGACTGCCCACTCGCACATTTTCTTATTGAAGTGCCATCCGTTCTGTCTTAGATACGCAATCATTTCTTTGGGTTTGTAATCATACGCATCAAGAGATTCTCTATATTTTGTAGCCATAATAGTTTAAAAATTTAAATGGGTCTGGTTCCGACATTTGTGTCGTGACCAAACCCACATAGTTAGTTATTATTATTCCTCCCAGTCTTGGTAGTCACGTTTCTCTCTACGCTCACGACCGTCACGCATTTCTTCATCGTAGTCGTCGTATTCACGCATACCGCCTCTACCACCACGACCTCTATAGTCCGGCATACGGCTTCTTTCTCCGTATCTACCACGGTTGTTGCGCTTCATATCGTCAAGACAAGTCATAGCCTTACCAAAATAGCGCAAGCCTTTTTCTACGTTTTCGTACAAGCCATCAAACTTGTCCTCTGTAATCTCAATCATTACCATAATCACATACGATTTAAAATTGAATAGATAGGGTAGGAGATTACTTGTTAACAGCCTTTTCGAGCAATCCCATCATCCTGTCAAGCTTGCCCTCCATGCCAGAAACCTTGCCTTCTAACTTGGTAATTTTTTCAGCCTGTTCCCTCTCTTTGGCTATCTGGGGGTTGAGTTGCAATAGCATTCCCTCACAAGATTTAACGACCCTCTCATGGTAATCTACGCTCTCCAGTATCGCCTTGGACTGTCTCAGCATTGCATCCACCTCTGCACTCATGGCTTCCTTGTTGTCGCTCACCACAAGGCTCTTGTCGTTTGCTATCTGTCCGTTAGCAGGTAGCTGCTTGAAATCCACCTCCTCATCATTCAGCTTTACCTTTACATCTACTACGGTCTCCATAGGTTGAGGTGTAAAGCCGTTATTGAAAGCAGGATATTTCGTCTGAGGGTTGCTTACTGAAACCACCTGACCGATTCGCAAATTCGGGTTTTCGCCCTTGTCGAGTACATAGAATAAAGAATTTGCTCTTAAACCTTGAAACATAATGTAATCTCCTATTATCTATTCTGTTTGTTAAACAATACCCGTCATCATTTGAAGGGTGTTAGTGTCTCTCTCAAACCAGAGTTGAACAACTCCAGTTCCCGGCACATCTGCAACCGTTAATGGCGCACCATTAAACTTAGTTACAGCCTGTGTTGCTCCGTTGGTCTCGAAAAGGATAGGCAGTGTACCAGTCGTTCCAGTCGGAATAGCCTGCATCAGATTCACGAATATCGTTCCTCTGTAGCTGGCATTCACGAAGGCGTGGTTCTTAAAGGTGAACACCACATCGGCAGTATTCACCTTCACGCCTGTTGAAGCGATAGCCGCCGAACCGTTACGATTCACCCAAGTAAAAGGTCTTAACCATAACATAGCAGCCTCCTTTCCTTTTAACCCCAGAATCCTGCATTGTTAGCAGCATTCAAACCATACTGATAAGCTACGCAGTTAGGGACTGCCTGAAATGGCTGGTATGGTACTGTCACCGTATTCGGCTGGGCACATTTGATTGCGTTAACTTCACTCTGTAAACCAGCCAAAGCTGCATTTACTGGTGCGAGTGATTGACCGACAATCTGGCTCATCATAGCAGAACTCTTATAGGTTCCATTCTCTTCTCGGAGATGGTCGATTTTGTCCTGCATATCCCTAAACTCTGCGGCGGCTTGACCTGCCTTCAATTCTGCTGTTGCATCCTTGATGGCATTTTTTAACTCACAAGACTGTTCCTTGGTAGCATAGGCAAGGGAAGAAGCCGCACGTTCCTGACCTACTGCCACGTTGTTGATGGCATTCTGTAGAGTGCCAGTCTGCTGACACATTGACAACTTGATATTACCGTCCATGGCGGTAATGTTGTTGTTGGTCTTGCAGCAGCATTCTGCCAACTGAGTAGCGATTGCGTTGTTACCCTGCATGATGGCAGTCAATACCTGATTAGCGGTCATACCCATCTGGTTGCCGACACCGCAAATCTCCTTGCTTACACCATTGATGGCAGCGATAACGTTACCTGTAGTAGTGTTGAGAGCAGTAGCGAGCGACTGAACATCGTAGCCATTGCGCTGAACTGCCTGCATGATAACAGCCGTATTGGCATCGTTATTGAGCATAACGCCACCCTGTCCGTTAGGCATCAAGCAACCGCCATTATTTCCACCGAAGAAGTTGCCTCTACCCATAAGAAGGAAGAGAAGCAAGATGGCAAACAAGCCATCACCCCATCCGTTTCCATTACTCTTGCCGTTGCAGAGAGCAAACAAACTTGGATCTACACCTTGTCGCTGCATAAGTGCTGGGAGCATAGCGAGAATACTATTAAAACCACCGCCCTGGCTGGTTCCGTTCTCCCCGAATACGTAAGTTTTAGACTCACTCATAATAAAATAGTTTATTCGTTTCGTTCACTATTGAACTTGTTGCAAAGTTACGAAGAACTATTCACGCTGCCTAACTATGCTCAAAATTAAATTATTAGCATTCAATCTATTGTGTATTAGGGTTTTATGATGAGTAAAGTTTAGCTCATAAATGTCGATTGTTTATTTTTGGTTATTTGTTGTGTAGTTAAATATAGTGAACCTCCCATAAATAAAGAGGTTATTGGGGGGACGCGGCGAATATTGTTTGCAAAGATGGATGTATGGAGAAAATTTGGTCTCTCCTAAGAATCAGAGCGAAACCCAGCCAAGATGGTATGACGACAAGTTTGAGAAATTGTTGAAAGCTATATAGTTAATAAGGTGGACGCTATTAATAATTAACAGCATCCACCTTATATTCTTTTTATAAACTTTCGTTCAAATAGTCAAATTCGCCATATCTAATGCCAACCAAATACCCAGATTTGGGAACTTTGGTAATATATAATTTAAAAGCGTATTCATCGGAATTAACAGGCGAAGTCCCGCCATAATAGCATTTAAAGTTATTATTATCAATATCTTCCTGCATTTCATATTTATTCCCCAAAATACCCTTTAGATATTCACGTTTTCTTTTTGCTTCATCTGCTGTGTCTGCAAAGAATCCTAAAACACATTCATTAAAGTAACTTCTTACGCCATCGTTTTGAAAAGAAAAGTAACCAAAATCAAACGATATACCAGCATACCTTATATTATCAAACTCAATCAAATTAAGGTCGTCCATATTTGGGTCTCCGAATTTTGCCGTGAGGATAGAACGAGTTGTTGGTCTGTCAGAACCAAACTTAACCCCACACATTTCTGTCACAACATCATCTTGTGCATAACAGCTAACTGATGCGATAACTAACAGAAAGAATAAAATAATTTTCTTCATAAGATTAAAGTTTTATTTATGCAAAGGTACAAAAAATAGCGATAGGTTGTATTACCTACCGCCACTTTTCTTTATTATTTATACGGATTCTAATTCAACTTGTCGAGTTCATCCACTGCCTTCATCATGATATTATCAATATTCTGATTGGCAAATTTGATACTCTCGGTATCGCTCGACTTGTCACGTAACTTCTTCCATTTCTTCATTTCTTTGGTAGCCGTTTCGATGACATTCATCTTCTCGGCTCCCTTAGACTGCTTGAACTTGTAGTAGTCACCATAGTTCTTTACCAGCTCATCCAAAGGAACATTCTTTGACTTCAAGCGTTTAGCATTCGCTATCATTTTTTCAGTCTCATCCAAGTAGTTATACCACTTACTCTTTGTTCTTTGGAGGTTCGTCTTTTCGCTTGGAGTATAGAACAGAGAGCGAACGAAAGGAATATCTTTAGTCTCTGTATCTTTACCATTCCTAATGATACCACCCAATCTTTCCATGAATGTAGCCGCACCACCGAGATAACCGCTATAGAAATGCTGCAAACCAGAAGGGTCCGTAACTGCATCCAAGAAGCTGTTACCAAGCATATTCTCGTTACCCGGTGCAACATCGTTGGTCATAGCGTTGACTTTCTTGTTCATATTGATAAGCCATTCAGGTGTGCCTTGATAAGCCAGCATCCAAGAAGGCTGATATTCATCAAACTTGTTCTCTCTATGAATAGGAGCACCCTTCCAGTCGCTATTAAATGCCCACTCCAAGAATGGAGACGTAGCAGATGGCAATACCGCCTTGGCGGTTTCTTGCACAGGATGCTTGCCAAAAGAAGCGTTTCCGAGATAGTCCGCTACAGGAACTAATTGAGAGATGCAACCCACAGCATCCATAACAGGATTCAGATACTTATCAATATCCTTGTTCTCTGTGAGGTTTGGCATCTTCTGACTTGAAATATTCTTCGAGAAAGTAAGACCAGCCGCCAAGTCTCCAAGACCATAGAAAGCTCTTTCCTCAATAGCAAGCGGAATAGTAACGAAATCTCCACCACCCACATAGATACAGAGGTTGTTTCTTCTGATATAATCAGGCAACTCGCCGTATGGGTCCTTCACTCCATTTCTGTCCTTCTCATCCTCGTTGGCGATGATGAAGTTGTTAAGCAGAGCCATAGCCATACCACTAATCATCGGACCAGCCATGATGTAACCAATCGTTCCTGCCTTGTTGTTCTTGAAGTTCTTGATCAGGAGATTTGTACTCTGAATACCAGCGTTGAAGAACATTGATGTGTTTCTGAACCATGCAGAAGTAAATCGGTAAGCCTGCTTTCTGGCATTATCAAATCCACTCATTTCTCCATTCTTGAAACTCTTAATCTCGCTACCCGAACCATGACGGTTAAAGTTGGTAGAAACCTCCTTTGCGTCGTAAGCAGAACGGACTGCAGACCTGCCAGCATCACGGCTTGCGCAATACGTTGCGAAGCGAGCCAAGTTCTCAGCCACCTCGTTTACATTCTCCAAGTTCTTGAATATCGCATCAAAGATACCCTTTGAAACCTTTCTCACTTTGTTGCGCTCTGTCTTGATATGAAGCTTATATTCTGCCGTAAGCTCCTTTGTGTTCTTGACCTGAACCCAACCAGTCTCACCGCCATTCTCCATGAACTCCTTGAAATATCTCTGAATCTTATCAGATGTATCAAGAGTTCCGTTTCTGTACTTAGAGAACAAGCCGAAGCCTGTCATTTTCTTTAGGTCGCTCAACTTAGTATTTCTGATACCCTCGATAAGTCCAACCTGCGCATAATACTTTTCAAAAGTCTTAGTGTAAGCCATACCTTCCTTGGCAAGCAAGTTGGTAGAAGCAAACTCGAAGTCTCGTATCATATTACGCATCACGAACTCAGGGTTATATGAAGTACAGGTCTGAGCCATATATCTTGAGATAACAGAAAAAGGTTTGCCGAAAGTACCAACCTTGTGTTCCAGCATTCCGTTCAGAGCCTGCGCTGCTCTTGGGTTGCCGTTGATAACAAAGCTATGCTTCTTTCCGGCAATCATTACATCTACGATATGCTGCGATTTATTCTCTGCTCTCTGGAACTTATAACCTATCTTGTCTCTGCGATACACCTTGTATGCCATACCCTGCGATTCCTTCATCTTCATATCCTTGTTGAAGTCTGAAACAATCTGGTTGATTTCGTCAGCCGTTGCACCCTCTGGAATATCAGGGTAGCGCTCATAGACGATGTTCACCACTGGGTCCTTCTCATACCAAACGCTTGTTTCGGTAATCAGATTGTTGCCTGAATTATTTCGTGCGAATCTTGCGAAAGCCTGACGGATAGCATTCTGTCCACCGTTGCTGATAGCTCTGTTACCCATTGCTCCAATCTGCGCCAATATGTTAGTCTCGCTCAAATACTTGTGACCTCTTGCTCGCATAATGGTGCTGCCGATATAGCTCTTCGGGTCGCCCTTCTCGGTAATATAGCCATAGGTATCTTCTGCGGTTGCCTCATCATACTTTCTCAAAGGCACATACCAGTTGAACATATTAGATACATGACCGTGCAATTCCTTGCTGATGATGCCGTTCTTGTAGTCGCTGTCAACCGAATACTGGGTAGCAGCCTTCACCTTATCCCAATAGTCCTTCACGGCTCCCTTCTTAATGCTCTCCATCTTCGCTTCTGAATCCATCACGCTCTGAATAGCCTCTGCATCATCGTAAGGATCAGAAGACTTAGCCACTTCCTGTATAGCGTGCATACCCGAATAGTCATGCTCGCCAGCTTCGAAGTCTGCGTCAAAGTGGTTTCTGATACTCTCATCCAACTGTCTGTAGTACTCCTTCAGGTCGATGTTGCCAGCCTTCAACTCGTTGTCAAGATACTCCTTGTCGCTATAATAACTGTTTTCCAGGAAGTCGGCATCCTGCTTCTTCTGCTCATCCATTCTCATCTGTTTGAGGAAGTCACGAACAAAGAACTCTCTGTTTCGCTCCAAGCCGTGCTTGGTAATCATATAGAGATTGAAATTGCGAATCTTTTCATCGCTATTCTTGCCATCGAAAGCATCCAGTATTCCAGCCATTGACTTTTCCAAAGGCTTCATAATGTTAATCTCGAACAACTTAGCCGCATCACTCATTGCACCCTGCATGACGTTTTGAAGAATGTATGGGTTCTCAGAAGAAGAAATATCCTCAATCTTCTTATCCGGCACAATAGCATTCATCAACTTCTTCAAGGAAAGCATATTATCCATATAGCTCTCGGTGAACATATAGCCGTGTTCATCCAACGAACGGTGGTATCTGTCAAGTGCCGTGCCAGCAGATGGGGTAGTGCGGAGATGAATTTCACCATCTGTAGCCTCATTCCACTCAGCCTTGGTAAGATTATCCATACTTCTAACCTTTCCGTCATTTCCATAGAACATGCCATCATGCGCCACGACAGCAGGCATACGGTCATGGTCGAGACGGTATTTCACCGCCTCAGCTCTCAGTTTCCAATATGGATCATTCGGATTCTTCTGCAAGTTCTTGCTCAACCAGAGCAGATACTTCACATCTTTAGTATTAGGAGCAATACGATAACCGATTTCATGAAGGAAATCAGATACCTTATTCTTGATACCATTCCAGAAGCCCGGTTCACCCTTTCCGTCCTCGGCGAGTCGGGCGATACCTTCCTCAATGGCATCGTAGATATTCAGAGGATTGTACTTTCTCTCCTCATCCACCAGCTTCTTCAAAGCAGCATTCTCTGGCTTATCCAAGTCATACCACACATCACGAAGGAACTTCTCGAATCTGTCTTCACCGAAAAGCTCTCTCATGCCCTTGTGTCCAACCACCTCATGCCAGATAGTCTTCTCGGCAGTATATCTATCGTGGATATTAGGCATGTAAAGATGCACCTCGCCAGTCTTCTCATTATACCAGCCAGTTATCTTTCTGCCATCCTCAATAGCAGCCCTAGCCGCCTTGTTGGTGATTTCATCAACCGATGAAACCATCTTCACCTTGCCGCCAGTCTTCTGAGCCACCTTCTCCACATGGCTCTCAACCGATGAAGTAGGGTAGCTGCTTTCTCCATTATCTGTGCGGAATTTAGTACCTCCGTCCTTGCCCCATACCTTGAAGGCATCCTTTGTTATTTTCACATTAACGAACTTAGCCTGAGGGAACTCCTGTTCCAAATCAGCCATCTGCTGCAAGAACTTCTCCTTGGTTTCAGGAGCCTGTCTTCCCGATTCAACGGTAGTGATAGGAACGCCAAGCTTAGCCAACTCCTTAACCTGATTAGGAGTAACCACATTCCAAGGGATAGCCAAGCCAGTGCCCTTCAACTGCTCTGCGATACTCTCAGCCACCTCTGAATCAGGGACCACTCTCACCGCCTTTCTCCAGCGTGACAACATCACCTGTCTCTGTCTGTCCTTCGGCAGCAAACTATTAACCGAACCCGAATGCCAAGGCACAAGTCCCACGGCATCCTTAGCACCCTCAGCATGATAGCCGCTCGTCTTCTCGCTTTCAGGAATCTCCCATTCCACAACCTTGATATTACCTCTTGCGTAAGCACCTGTAAACTGGTCGTTCATCATTGAAGTGGAAGTGTGCATATAAGGATTGTAGGCAGCAGGCACATCGCCCTCTCCAACACCCTTATTCTTGTCAGTCTTCACAAGGGTAAACTTGCCGTTCTTTACAAGGTCAGGTCGCTCGTCTGCGCCCATCCACGCACCAATCTCAGTTGCATCGGTACGCTTTCCATCAATGATAGCAGCCATAGGAGAGTAGAGTTTTCCGTCCACCTCCTGCATTCCGCTATACATTCTGAAAGTCTTCTCCTTATCAAGGCGGTCCAGCTCGTCCTTGTCTGTAATCTTATGACCGAATTTGTTCTGCTCAATATCATTCATGGAAATATCATCAATGGTTTCATTGAAATCATCCATGATGTCGTTGATAGCCTTATCCATCTTGTCCTTCTCAGAAACCTCAAAGAGTTTTTTGATAGCATCCTTCACTCTCTGCAAGATAGAACGGTCGCCATTTCTTGCAAATTCATGTGCTGCATTCACAACTCTATCCCAGATAGACAAGCCCATCGCCTTTCTCTGTCTGGAGTCTGCCATCTGAGCAGTCAACTCGTAAGCATCAGTCAGACCATAAGGTTCTTCCTTGAAGCGTTCCTTATCATTCTTTACCCTATCATAGATTTCGAGGATTGTCTTAACACCCTCTATCTGCTTAGGAGTTAGCACGCCCTCAGCCTTACCTTTCTTAACGAGATTGATAGCACCCATTGTAGCCTCATGAATCATTTCATGCAGAATAACAGTAGGTGCGGCGTAGTCTGGAGCCTTAGTTTTTGTCAGACCATCAATATACAAATCAATGTTTCTATAGATGTCTGCTGCACCAGATCTCTTTTTGGAACTCTCTTCGCTAACCTTGAATGTAACGCCGAGACGTTTGTTTATATCGAGAACTCTTTGGAAGAGTTTAGTCTTTTCTTTATCTCGATTTGTTTCTTTAAAAATTCGTTCAACGTCTCCAAGTGTGAACGTTCCTCCTGGTTGCAATCCCCAAGTCTCTCTGAGATTCTTTGCTCTAGCGTCTCTATAGGCAAGTTCTCTGTCAGCGACGGCGAGAATGGTCTTATAATATTGCAGTAGATAAGAGCCTTTATTTCCCTTACCGTCATTCTCACCACCAAGATGTCCTCCGATGGACTGTCCTGATAACTTTTCGATTTTTCGTTCATAATCATTCTTGTAATATTCTATAACGCTTCTGCCAAGATTAGAAAACTCATCCAAAGCATAGTCTGCATCATTAACAATTCTAGATTTATCTCTGTCTTCTGCATGCTCTACTATGTCTTCAATGGCAGAATCAAACTTCTTTTCAATCTGCGAAGATACGTTTTTATCTACATCTTCTGGAATGATTCTACTATTCTTAACATCTTTTGCATCTGTTTTAGAATACTGCAAGCCTCGGTCCTCACGGAAGTGAGTGCCTTCATCCTCAGAAGTCTTACGCTCCTCCTGTACCTTCACGCCCATCTTAGACAGTCGGTCCAGTACTGGCTTCAACTGCTCTGGCTTAAACTCGGCAAGCATATTGTTACCTCTTGTCTCGAAGTTATTGCCATTAACCAGTTTCAGCAAGTCCTTATCCATGAAGTACTTGCCGCCCTTCGCCTTACTCTTCGGTACACGAAGCTCGTAGAAGTTGCCACGATAGTTGTCTATGCGCTTCACCTTCACCTCACCGTCCGATGAAGTAACCTCGTCAATACCACCATGCCAAGAAGAAAGTTCAAACTTCTCAGCCACGCTGTTGATAGGCGCATCCGTAGTCAAGCCCTTAGGGTCGAATCTATCTGGCATCAAGATACCAGTCTTAACCTCGCCAGTATCAGTAGTATATTTCACCAGCTGACCGCCCAAGCCCTGATCCTTACTGTCAACCAGAGCCTGCATCAGATTACCAGTTACAATATAACCATCCTTGCGGCTCTCGTTGCTGGTCAGTCTATCCCAATTATTAAGGTCTTGGTTCAATACCTTGATATGATTATCGCCCATACCGGCAGCCTGCTTGGTCATGCGGTCGATAGAACCGATAATATCCACCTTGTTTTCACCAGAACCCACCTTGCCTGCGATAGGGAAGGTAATCTTTCTTCTGCCATCCAAGGTAGCGAAGGAAACCGAAGAGGCGTTAGGCGAGTAGTTATCAGTAATCTTGATGTCAATGAGCCTACCGTAACTGTTGCCAAATCCGCTCAACTCGTTAGGGTTATTCATATCTGTAGGCAGAACGAAAGTCTGGTTTGTGTCGAAGGTATCAAGCACACGCTCAAACATTTCAGCCTTGGCTTTCAGGTTCTTCACCACATCGTTCAGCTTGTCCTTCTCCTGCTTGTAGATGTTGTCATACTGATAGCCAGCCATCTTCTCAATCTTCTCATCGCTCATGCCCGATTTCTCCTGACCCTTCTTGCCATCCTTGATATACTTCTCCTTAGCCTTGGTTGCAGTCTTCACGGCACGCTCCTCATACTTCTGAGTCTCGTCCGCAATCTTCTGGTCGAAGTACTCCTTCACGGCAGCCTTCTTCTCGGTCTTGTATTCCTCCCAAGTCTTGCCGCCAGTCAAGCCTTCCTGCGAAGCCTTCACCTCAGCAGCCTTCATAGGTTTCTTCAAGATAGCCATGTTCACCTTTTCTATATAGGTATTGTCGGCAAAGGCATTGTCGCCACCCGGCTCAGAACCCTGCTTCCAAACCTCCTTCCGGATAGTCTTAGCCTTCAAAGGCAGCTCGGTAATCTCCAAATCATTCTCGCCCATTTCATTGAGACGCTGAATCTCGTTGGCGTAAAGCTCGCCAATCTCCTGCAACATCTTCTCCTGCTCGTTTACTCTCAGCAAAGCCATACGTCCAAGCAACTTGCTTGCATCGGCACCAGCTTCACCATCACCAACACCGCCACCGCTTGCAACAAGACTCTGTGGGTCGATTCTAGACAAATCATCGCCATAACTCTTCTCCCATCCGAATGGATCAGCCATGCGTGCATAAAGGTCAAGATGCTCTGCCATATATTCCTTAACCACCTTGTCACCATACTTGTTGGTAATATCAGCAACTTCCATTTCGTTGAACTTACTCTTCTGTGAAGAAGTAGTGTTGGCATCAAGAGACTTCAACTTAGCCTTGAACATCATCAACAATCGCTGCTCGGCAGGAATCAGAGAAACCACATACTCGTAAGCACCTCTTAAAACCTGACCTGTTCGGTCGATACGTCCACGCATCTGAACTTCATCATTCACATCGAGCTGCTGCTGCGCCACAATCATCACACGCTTCTTCTGGTCCTTGTACTTGCTCGAAGCATGGAGAGAAATACCAGTTGCTGCACTCTTGTTCAGAATTAGCGCGTCTATCTTGCCGTCATTAAAATCGCGCGCAAGTTTCTTTTTATCGGTATCAGCACGTTTTATCTTGGTAACAGTACCGTTCTCGTTGTACACAAACTCGGTCTGTCTTCCTGTCAGTTCGCCAACCTTATATCCTGCCTTCTGCAGCTCGTTCTTGATAACATCAATCGGGGAGAGTGAAAGACCGGTACTTGTCTGCTCAATCTTCTTCTCTAGTTCGTGATAAGCCTCAACTGCCTCATCACCCAAATCCGAAAGCTTGATGTAGCCGCTTTCGCTATTATCTTTTGCATCCTTCTTGGTATAGCGAAGTGTACCTTCAAGACCCTTCTTCAAAGATGTACCCAAGTCTGGTGCGTCCATTTCCTCACCAAGCGCAAGGTTGCCAGTCTGAGATTCGTTAGTATTATTCAACGCAATCACAGGCTTCATGCCCTGTTTCAAATAGTCGATGGCACGTTCTGCAGCAGACTTCGCTTTCAAGGAGAGAAGTACCTGCTGAACGGTATTGAATGCCTTGCTGGCAAAAGGCTGATTCTTGATACCCAGGGCAGCCGTTCCCTTCTTGATTCCTATGGTAGACTGAATGGCAGCCAGCTCATCATTACGCTCATCCACGTAACTTGAAACATATTTCTTTTGGAAGTTGATAATATCATTAAACAATCCGATGATACTATCATACTGTTCTCGCTGCTCCTGCACTCGCTCAGGATCATCAATAGCCTTCCAGTCGATGGTTACGCCAGTCATATCTCGCTCACGGCGAATCATCTGACCGCATTGTGTCAATGTCTGGCTCATAATCTCCTGCAAGGTTGCGCCACCACGCTTCACCGCATCAATCAAATCGGATGATTTCATACCGCCCTCATTCATGGCAGTACGCAAAGCGTAGATAGGCATGTTATCTGGTCTCTTTGCAAAGGTAGCCGAGAAGAAGGTAACGTTCTTTGCCTTCTGAATAATGTGTTGGAAATAGTTGCCCTGACCGCTATTGCCACCAGCCGTGTGGCTTTCGTCAAGGATAAGATAGGCGTTGTTCATCAGTTTTTCAATAGCATCACGTCTTTTCTGTCCGCTCAGGGCAGCAGCACCGAATGTCTTACCCTTCGCAAGTTTCTTCTCTTTTCGGGCACCATTCTCGTCAAACTCATACACACCATTGCTTACTTGGCTGTAAGTAGTCAATACATAGTCGTATTCGTCTGGCAGTTTTCCGTTCTTTTCGATGTAGTCGAGCACACGCTTCACCTCGCTCTTCGATGGCAAAGCGAATACTACATTTCCGTCTGAGTCGGTAATGGCAGCTTCCTTGGCACTACCGAATACAAATGGTCTTAGGTCTGGGCTGCCAATATCCACCAAGTCACGGTAAACATCACTCAGCAATCCTGCTGTCTTGGTGAAATATACAGGAACCTGCCCCTGCTTCTTGGCGTATCTGATAAGCGAAGCAGCCTGTCTTCCCTTACCGATACCAGTCATATCTCCAATAATAAAGGCGTTGCCCTTCTTTGCCTGCTGCAAGGCAAGGGCTACAGAGTCAACCTGCTCTGCAGCAAGATGAGAATATAAATCATCCTTATCATTATAGCCCAGTTCATCAACAAGGAACTGGTCGGCATCACCCAACTTTTCAAGATTCTTGTTTACTGCCTCCTGTTGGTCGGCAGGCATCACGGCTTTCAGAGTGAATGGATTTCCACTCTTAGGGGTATAGGTAACTTTCTCTGTACTTAGTCCACGTACGGATTTGTCCACCCGCTGTAATTGTCCCCGTGGTCCGCTTCCGCTCCCGGCGTTGGCAGATTCATCAGCACTTGGCTGAGCGTTATTCCGTCCAGTTCCTCCTGATCCAGCTCCTCGCTGTCCATTGGTTCCAGCGGTTGTTCCTTCGCTCTGAGAAGGCTCTGCCCCTGTTCCGTCTGCTCCAGTATCTCCATCAGAAAGTCTTCCATCTTCTCTTGGCTCGGTTCCTCGTTGATTCTCCAAGTCATCATGGGTTCCTGATACGGAAGATGCGTCAGATACGTCAGACTCTCGCTCACCATCTGGTTTGCTTCCTCCTCGTTCTCCTGCTCGTACTCTCTCTTTAGGAGCACTAACAGAGCCTTGTTTATCAAGTTCTGGTTGAGCACTTCTTGTTTCTCCTCCGATGGAAGAATCCATCCGTTCACTTCGTAGTATATCATCTTCGATTCGTTTATAAAGTTCGTCATAATCTTTCACGGCTTCGGCTCTTGCCTTATCCTTCACTGGTGGGAAGGCATTCTCGTTCAAGCGTCGTCCGTTTATCAAAATAATACGTGTAGGATAAGAAGTTCCCTGTTTTGCATAGAGACCACCATCCACATTAATCACGTCCTCCACATTATAGTGGCTATAGAGATAACCAAGGAAAGCCTTATCCTTTGGATTCAGACTTCCGTTCTTGGCGTATTCCGTCTTGCCGCCAATAATGATGGCTGCACGACCATCGTCCTTCATGTTCTCCAAGGCATTGATAGCCATCTGTCCTTCCAAAGAAGAAATCTTATAGCCATCATACACCTTAGGGGTAGCACTACCAAATGGTGGATTTGTCACCACCACGTCAACGTCCTTGTCTGTAAAAGGCTGGGTTCCGTCCTGACTTGTCACATTCTTAAAGCCCTGTCTTCTCAGGTTCGCCAATCGCTGAGCATCAATGTCGTTCACATGTACCTTATCCATTGGCAGACCGATGGTAAGCATACCATTTCCGGCACTTGGCTCCAGAGCACTCTCAATCACCTTGCCGTTACCCTTCACATACATATCCGCAAGGAAAGCGTAAGGGGCAGGAGTAGAGTACTGCTGCTTCATCACTCGCTCAGAATCACGCTGGTTGAGGCTAGGCTGGTTCTCATAGAGATTCAAGATGCGTTTGAACTTCCCTGCATTATCGGTAGCCTCCGAAGCAGCGATACTTCTTGCACGCTGAACAATGGCAGTCTCAGCAAGCTCCTGCAAGTCCGTGTCCTTAATATCCTTCAAGCCAAGTCTCTCTGCCATCTTTCTCAATTCAACGATACTCTTGAACTTGCGACCGAAAGCCAGTTGAAGTTTCACGGCATCAATAAACTTTTTCTCAGCCTGCTTTCTTTCCTCGGCAGTCTTGGAGTCACCCACCAGATTCTCCTGATGCTTAGGTGAAGTCTTCTCGTAGTAGTCAGCCCACTCCTTCAAGCTCATGCGCTGTTCACCATCACGATAGCGGATATTCATCATCTGCTCATAGATAGCATCCACGTCTTCCTTCTTGAAAATCTTGGCAGCAGGAGCAAACTCCTTGCGCATTTCTTTTACTACGTCTTCAAGATTGTGCATGCCTCTCTTGATTCTCAGATAAGCATTCTCTGTCATTGCACTCACCAGTTTAGGCAGCACCTCTAATTGTCTTGAATTAAGACCGATAAAGGAAGAAGAAGCCTCATCCTTACCAGCATTCATAAGTTCTTTCCACAGGTCGTTGACCTTTTTGTTTGAAGCTGATACAGCTGCATCGTCGGCAGTTTTAACCTCGCTTTTTACAGGTTCAGTTTTAGAAACTTTCTCTTTTTCATACCCATTAGCAGCACTCTTAATGCCCTCCATTGGGTCGGTAGAATATATTTTTGCAGCTTCCTTTTCCCAGTCGAAAGGTTTAGCTCCATTAAACTTTCTCACAAGGTCGATACCCTTACGGATTTCATTGTCTCTTGCCTCAATTTCATCTGGGTGCATTTTCAACAAGTACTCATCACCCAAAGCTTTCATTGCATCAATCAACCAACCTGCTTGCCTTTTGTTTGGCAGCATACCCTCAAGACCCGCTTTCCACAAACGTTCTCCTTTGGCAAGTGCATTCACGAATTTCACTTGTTTTTCGCTTGCAACAGGTACTGGCTCGTCCGTAATTTTATCAAGTTGCCTTCTTACATATCCTAATACTATAGAAACAGTAGTACTATTGGTACGCTCTCTGCCTCCATATTCATCATAAGGAATACCATAATACTCTGCAACAAGTTCTTCTGCGTCCGCAAGCATTCCCCAGGCTTCGTCTTTTCTCTTTACATCGCCGCTATCCGCACGTTTAAGGAGAGCCTCTTTTCTATCCTTCAATGATGTAGGCGAAGCAGGCTCCTCTGATGGCTCTATACCAACTTTGTTATCGTGAATCTTTGTGTAAATGCTTTCGTAGATAGCACGATGCAAATCATCTGTTACCTCACCATTCAGATAGTCAAGAGCTATATCCTTGGATAAATCGTCTAAATCTGAGTTCACAATCTCATCCTCAGTTAAAGGATGCTCCTTCTTGAACTCAGCGGCAGCCGCCTCAATCGGGTTAAACTTAGGGTCTGGCTTCTCTTCTTTAGGAAGAAGTGGAAGAGGTTTTTCTTTTACCTTACCGTCAACATATTCGACAACCTCATTCAGGTCGCCAAACTTCTTACCATCATACTCGTAGTATGAACCGGTGTATTCGCCCTTATCGTTAGGCTCGTCAACCTTAATAACCTCCTTGTCGCCATCAATAAGAATCTTCTGCCTTGTGATAGGACCGTTCTCAGATGGAGTTTCGGTTTCCTCATCAGTAACCTTAATACGACTTTCAAGTTCTTTGTTTACTAAGTCGTCTGGTTCTTCTACTCTTGGTCGTTCTGGTTCTGTTCCTGTTTTTGCTGGTTCATTTCCTCCTGATGCTTCCTGTTGAGGTTCTTCATTGCCTGAAACATCATTGCCTCCTTCAATTTCTGAATGTCCTGTTCCATAATCTTGCCATTTTTTAAAGTCCAAAAATTCTTTTACTAACTCTTCCTTGGTAGGTGCTTCACCGAATACATCGCCCTCGCCAGTGTTTCTTGCTGCTGCGATACGGTTGTATTCGTCAAGCAAATCTCTGAAATCAGAAACCTTGCCCTCCAAGGCTAAAGCCATCATCTGAGAGATAGAAGAGTAACGCTTAGCAGCATCCTCACCGAACATATCTGGTGTTCTCAGCAACGTATCAACCTTATTTCCACCCTGTCTTGCCTCATAGAGCAACTGGATAGCCTGATCAATCTCGTCACGGAGAGAGTAATCACCAAGCTTCATATTATCCATTACCGAGCGGATAGCGTTGATAGCCTTATTCTTCACCGTAGAGTCGATGCCCAGCATTCTGATAGTCTCTGGCTTGAAGATTGAACCCAAAAGAAGGTTCTTCACATACTCCCTGCCTTGTGCTGAAAGGCGCTCAGGGCTATCCATCATCTGTGCCACCTCGTTCTGTCCGATGATGCCTTTCTCTACTAACGTCTTTATCAAATCATTTATTGCCTTGGAATTGTTAAAGAAAGCATCAAGAGAACCATTTCCCTCAATCTCGGCAACAATCGCGCCTACCTCGTCAGAAGTTAAGGTCTTAGCCTTGGCTACCGCCTGTTCCGTATTACTCTGAGTCTTCTTCTCGTTTCGGTTGAACTTGGAGAAGGTAGCCGTATCGTATGGCAATCTCTCATCAGTCACCAATACCAGACGTGGGTGCTCGATACCGCTTTGCTCAATCTGTTCTCTTGTGAAACCAAAGTTCTCTGCATTCTCCAGGAGGTCGTTGATGTATTCGCTATCCGTACCTTCCTTTGCAGCCTTCTGTCCTGCCATCGTTCTACCGTTGCCATCATATACGATACCCTCGTCAGATACCACTGGCACCTGCTCGATAGCCATACCGTTATACTTTCGGGCAATCTGGTCCGTATTCTGCTGAGCCGCCTTGTCGTGCTCATAGTCACGGTCGTTCACGGTTCTGCCCTCTGCATCGGTAGGGAATCCATCCGATTTCTTGTAGCCATTGTTCACATCATGAGAAGGAGTAAGACTTTCAGCCGGAACAATCTCATAATGTCCCTTAATCTTAGTCTCTCCGTCAGGCAGCATTCTTGTGCGTTTGTTGCCCACAAGTCTTGGTGCATTCACAAACTTCTGTGCAGCCACGCTGCCAGCCTCATGAGCACCATCAACTTTTTCTGTATTACCCACGGTCTCAGCAACCTTCTTGGCAGTCATAGCCTTCTTGATATTCTGAGCGTGGTCCAACTGCTTCTTTGCAGCCTGAATGGTCTGGTTCTTCAAAGCCTCCTGCTCCATGATGTCGTTAGGCTCGGCGGTATAGTCCACCTTCATCTTCTCAGCATCCTTCAAAGCCTTCTCTGCTTTCTGAATCTGTCCATCCACCACCTTCTCAGCATTCTCCCCGAAGTCCTCAGCAAGAATCTCCGCACTCTGCTCAGGAGTCATCTTTTCATAGTCTGGTGTAGGTCTTCCCTTGCTATCAGTAGTCATAGGAACATCTGAACCATCAGCAAACTTTCGGGTAGGCTGAGGCTGCTCTACTTGCTGGGTCTGCACCGTTTTAGTATTATTATTTTCTGCTGCCTCTGCATCACTTCCAGTAGTTTCTTTTGCGCTTTGTTGAGGTTCATTAATACCTGCATTAGTGTTACGTTTTGTTTCTTCTCCATTTTTATTTTCTTTTGGTTGAACTTCCTGCTGAGGCTTCGCGGCATCCTTCATAGCCTGTTCCTGTGCCGCCTGATTGTATGGCTCAGAGTTAATCATCTGTAACTTTTGACGATACTCGTTACCAAAGTTTTCTGCATCCTGCGTTTGAGATAAGGTAACATCATCCGATTTCAGATATACCATTTCATTGGTAGCAGGGTCCAGGCATACAATCATATCGCCGACACCTTCCTTGGCACGACCAGTTGTAGAATCGAAAGCTATCTCTCCAGAACCGAGAATAAGCATTCTTCCGTCTCTATCCTGCACGAAAATAGCCTGTTCGCCATTCATTTCCTGTCCGTTCAACGTTCCATGGAAAGACCAGTCTTGGACATAAGAAGAAACCTGTTCGTCAATAGCGTTCTTGGTAGCCTCCTGCATACCTTGCACTCTTGCATTCGCATTTATATAGTGGGCAAATGGTTCTAATTGTTCAACAGTTAAACCTCCCTGCTGAACCATCCAGTCATAAATCTGAGGATTGGTCAAACCCTGTTGTTTCAGTTTTTGGAAATTCTGACCGAATACATCGTTATCACGTATTAGCACGTCCATTTCGTCCTCAGCCTGCTTCAATCCATTAAGCTCTGCTTTAACTGCTTCACCATTTGGCAGCTCAGTTCCAAGGTTGTTGTCTTGGGCAACAGACTCACCCTGCTTTACCGCTTGCTCTTCATGCGGTTTTCCGTTAGGGAAAAGGTTAGACTCCAAAGCTAACTTCATGAGTCTGATAGCATCATTCTCTCGGTCTGTTCGCTTCATTGGGTCTTTTGCCAAAATACTGAAAAGGTTATGTCTGTTGTCCTCTATGCCATATAAATCTTTAACTCCTCCCATCAAGCTATTGTCAAAGAAAGAATAGTCAGAACTTACTTCGCCTACGATTCCTGCACGGTCTGCGTATTTAACCCAATCTGCATATAAAGCACTCTTCTCGTTTTTCAACTGGGCAATAAGGCTGGCATTACTTGGGTCTGATGGCTCTTTGGCAGGATCATAACCTTTGTCTATGAGGAATAAAATAGCAGAATTCTTTACTATGCCATTATCATCCAAGTACTGACGGTCTTTAAGCCTTGCCATTCCAACAAGAGAAAGTAGCTCATCATTGTCTCTGTAAGCTTTCTGCTTATAGAGTATAGCACGTCTTTCGTCTGCATTCTTATAAGATGTACGTGTAAGCAAAGTTCCATCCTTGGTATATTCCAAAATCTGCTTGTTCTTCACATCAACTACACTACGATAGCTTCTGCCCCTTGTGGTGTTAAACAAGCCTAAAGCTGCATTGACCTTTTCTTTAGTAGCCTGAGAAACCTCTGTGTCGTTCATAAAGTCTGTGTAAGCAGTCTTATATTTCGGGTCTCTTGGGGCGGTCTTCGATGCACGGTCCACCTTTACAAAGGCATCCATCAGATTCTTTCCCGATGCAGAGTTAATCAACTCGCTCTTCTCGTCAGGAGTCAGACGAATATCCACGGCAATAGGTGAGCCGTTAGCATTCTTGCCAATCACGAAATTACCACCGCTATTATGAGTAAGATGATGCAGAATGTTGCCCATCTTCACGAAATTGCTAGGCTCGCCAGCCTTGAATGCGCCAACCATCACCACATCTTCAAGCCATTGACCGAAGGATATATCCTTGTCTCCAGTAACATTGTCAGCTACCATCATCGTACCAGCTTCAAAACCAAGTCCTGCTGCGGTTGCTCCAAATTTCTGTGTTCCATGCAGCAAACGCTCTGCGGTTGTTTTTTCCATTCCTGTGATACCAAATTTTGATACCCAAGGTGCCATTGCAGCACCAGTCAAGCCAAACATAGAACCTGTAATCGCACCATGCCCAGCACCTTCAAGTCCTGCTTTTGCGATAGAAGATAAAGATGTGTCGTCACCAGTAGAGGCTTGATTTAATGCAGAGGTAACACCAGAGTAACCAGCAAGATTAAGTGCGCTTGTCGCTGTTCTGGTTCCCAATCCCGACATAATCTTCTGCGCCGTGGTCATGTTGGCAACCTTGAAAGCCATCTGTTGAGCCGTAAGCTTTTGGGCAGCTTTCATTACTTCAGCTTTTACAAGACCATTTGTAAGAACCTTAGTACCAGCATTCACGGCAGCACTTGCGCCAGCACCGATTACGGCAAGCGGACCAGAATCTGCAGCCATGTTTACGGCAGTAGATGCGAATCTCGTACCGATGCCAGAGCGATAGGTTTCATCCTTGTGACCGGCAACCTTCTGAATCTCTGCATCACCGTCTGCGATAGCGATACCTTCCTGCAATCTCTGTCTGGTATCTCTAGACATCACGGATGGAGCCAGCACCATACCGATGATGGAGTTGCTGAGATTCTTGGCGATATAGTCAAGCGCACCGTGAGGCATGATTTCCTCCTGATTGCGCATCGTCAGAGCCTTCTGAGCATAGTTCATGATCTCTGGGGTCACGTATTTGTCCACATATTCCTCCACACCCATGTTCAATCTTTCAGCACTCTCGGCAATATGGCGCTGCATTCCCTTCTGCGAATAAATCTCGCCGATTTTCTTGCTGAGATTGTTCATCAGAACGTTCTGACGGTTCACCTGTTCCTGCGTCTGGGCATCACGGAAAGCCTGTTCCTTTACCGACTGAGGTGCATAGATACCGCCCATCTTGTCAAGGTTCTGCTGATACTGCTGACGTGTCAACTCCTGCGCCTCATTCATGGAAGAATCAACAAGACTGAGCAAGTCATTACCCAAAATTCCTTCGGTCTTACCGTCATTCCTTACGAACTTATTACCCTCAATCTCATACTGGGCAAGATTCCTTGCATCGTCCTCTCTCTGCTGCTTGGCTCTAGCCTGTTTAGCCTCTGGAGTAGAAAGCTGCTGCATCGTCTCGTTGAAATTATTGGCAGTAGGGGTTATCCTGCTTCTACTGATAGGGGTTGCTCTCTGCTGCTCCTGACGTGCAGACTGCTCTTGGGCTCTTTGCATGCGCGCGCGCATATTGCTGACCTGTACCTGCTGCGTCTGATTCATCTGGTCCTTACGCATGTGCATCAACCGCCAGTTCTTCATGTAGTCTGTGCCAGAAGCAGTAACCGTACTAGGCTGCTGAGGCTTATTCTGAGCCAGAGGCTTTGTCTGCTGATACTGAGCCGCCACTTTCTGCGCTCTCTGCTTCATGGTAAGAGGCTTCTGCTGCTGAGGCTTCGGATTTACTGCGTGAAGTCCGAGTCGCTGCGCAAACTCCTCATACGATTTACTGGAAACAGCACCATCTGCGTGAAGCGCATCATAGAGCTGCTTTCTGTTATGATAACCCTGCTTGCCCGGTGCATACACGAACTGTCTGAAATGCTCTCTCGTTCCTGTAACTGCGCCATCGGCTTTCAAGGCATTGTAAAGTTGGTCAAATTTATCTCCAGACATATATGTAATTTTAATGTTTATAATCCAAGTTTCTTTGTATTCTTATAGCCGTTCTTCGATTTACTCGTAGGCTTTGGTTTGTTTCTCGCTCTCTTAGCTGCATTCTGCTGCTGTGCTGCCTGACTGGTTACAGATGCTCCCTTTCTACGTGTGGTTGTCGTTTTCTCCTCGCCAGTCTTGTAGTTCGTAGTCTTTGTCGTAACAGAGGTCGAGGACTCTCCTTGAGGAAGCCTGCCGTACTCACGGTAATATTCCTGTTCCCACATGGTTTTATTCGGCTGATAATGCATTTTACCGTTTTTATCCTCAAACCAGTACTTAGCACCAGATCCACCGCCACTTCTGCCTGAGCGTCCGCTTCCCTTATGGGTAGCATTGTATTCAGAAATGCTCAGTCTCCTGTTAGTTTGCTCGTCCTTCACTTTGTCACGACCCTTCTTATACTCAAAGTCTCTCTTGTCTTTCTCTGCCTTATATTTAGCATTATCAGCATCCTTTTGTTTGGTATAATCAAACTTATCCTGATTAAGCTGAGTTCCATCCCTACGAAGTCCAGCAAGGAACAACTTATAATCTTCCTCAGCCTTAGCCGCACGCTCTTTCAGTGATAGGTTAGCTTCCTTATAAGCTTGGTCAGCAGCCAAAGCCTCTCTCTTGGCACGTTCTGCCTTTCTGTTCTGATAGCCTTGTTCCAACATAGCTGTAGGGTCATTGAAATGCTGCAAAGGTGCACCCTTAGATGTGTTGATGATATTACCCATGTGACGGATAGCATCGAAAAGCGTAGCCACCATTTCCATGTTTTGGGTTCTTCTTCTGTCATACTCATCATCGGTTTCGCCCTCACGTCTGCCCGGTCTCTTTTTCGGGAGAATCTTCTTCACCCAGGAAGCAAAGCCACCATCAGAATCAGAGTCATTCTTCTCGAACTCCTTACCAGCCATGTTGTCAGCAGGATATTGATAACCACTCAAAGCATTTGAAAGAGAGTCATAGTTTGCACTACCATCTGCATTCCAACCAGTAGGTTGCTGAGGCATATTCTCAAAGTTTGACTGAGGCTGAGGTGTTGTGTCTGCTGCATCTTTCATATAAGGAGCCTGCACTGGTCCCAAAGTAGGGTTCGCAAATCCATTGCCCTGTGGAATAAACTCCTGCTGCTTAGGCATATTGGTAAAATCAGTAACAGGAGCTACACCAGTCTGAATAGCATCAAACTTACCAATCGCCTGATTACCGCCACCAAAGAAATTCTGTTGAGGCACAGGTGGAGCTACTACTGGCTGCTGAATAGGCATTTGACCACCATTCCTCAAAGCGAAATTTTTAGCCGCCATTTGTTGAACCATAGGAGAAGGCTCTGTTATTGCCACCTTCCTCTGGTCCGGTGGATCAGGAAGTCCAATCTTCCTGTTCCTTGTCGAATTATTATTCTGTCCTGCCATAATCAGTAATCTACTTTTTGGTGTTCTTACGTTTTCTACGAACAGGCTTCATCTGGTCAGCAATACCATTTCCGTGCTCCGTACTCTTGCTTAAACTCTTATACACAAATGCAGCCGCCCTCTTCCGGCTCTCATCGTAAGGCTTACTTAGATAGTCGAGCATAGCATCTTTGAAACTGTTATCAGCCTCAAATAGGCTCAGCGTAGCTTCATACTGCTTAATCATCAACTCCAACTGGTTGACCTTTGCCCCATCGTATTTCAAACTAAGCTCATCCATCATATTTTTCTGAGCCTTCAACTCCTTGCCCAAGTCGGCAATCACCTCGTCCTTCTCAGCAATCACCTTCTCTTTGTAAGCGAGAGCACTCTCGGCACTCTTCAAAGCCTGAGCATCAATCTTGTTAACAACCTTGTTTGCAAGCTCCTTCTTCAACTCCTCATTTTCCTTCGTGTACTTCTGACTTACCTCGACCAGATTCTTCTCACGAATTTTTGAAAGACGAAGTTCCTCTGCAACGTCAGACAAAACAGCGTTCTTATCTTTCAACTGCTTCTTCAACTTCTTCTCTAACTTGCACAAATCTAAAGAAGAATCGGAAAGCTCTTTGGCATATTTCTTTGCCAATTTTGACTTTTCAGCCAGCTTCTCCTTTAATTCATTGATTAAGTCCTCATTCTTAAAACACGTATCAAGGTTTCTGGAATTGGCTTCCCTTGTGTCATGCAACAATGATTCAGTCTTTCTAAGACCTTCCTTCAAATCAACGTTCTCTGCAACCAACTCGCAACAACCCTTGGTCTTGCGCTTAATCTCCTCGTTCTTGTCATGGATGATGCCGTTCAGTCGGGCAATCTCCTTGCCGAGACGCTTGATCTGTTTTCTGTAAACGTTCTTGTTATGCTCTTTGCAAGCATTCAAAATCGTAATCTGATACTCCAGATTTGATTTCTCCTTGGTAAGCTCTGCAATCTTCTTCGCCTGCTCATCCAACAAGGCATCGTTGAACTGGGAGGCTGATTCTTTAAGGGCTGGGTTGCCTTCCTTTGGCTGTTCTTCACTAGGACCAGGAGTCTTAGTGTTCTCTGCAAGCTCCAAGCTCAAACGAGCCTTGCGTTCATTAAAGCAGCTGAGAGGCATACTGATGCCATAACCGGCAGAACAAACAACCTGCATGGCTTCACAAATTTCAGGAGACTCGTATTCAGTAAAAACGATACTAGGATTGCAAGTTCTGCCAGCTTTCTCTACGTCGTAACCTTCTTTCTTCAATATCTTCTTTGCTTCTTCTACTGTCATAATCTATTTTGTTTTAATGTTTAACAAACTGGTTTATAATATCGTCGTATGGTGCAGGAATAATGACGTTATCTGTCTCTTTGTAATAGTAGAATTTAGGACCCCACTCCTCAGCTTCCTTCTTATTTTCTACAACTTTCACATTTCGGACTTTTCCATCCTTGCATATCAACCGAGCATAATACTCACGTATAGTATTTACTTTATGGTTATACTGGTCGTCCATTTCCTTTAGGAACTTTGCTAAATCATCTAATGTTATCTCATTATTATAGCTATGCTCGGATGATTTTTCTATTTGAGACAAAAGACCTTTTCCTATCTTTACTTCCATATTATTTATGTTTAATCATTTTAACACTTCACGAAAATTCAGGGGTGGGGAAAATCGGAAAACCGAAATTCGAGGAAGAGGGTAGGGGGTAGTGGGGATTTGTTTATTTGTATTATTCTACTATAATTTGCAACGGTGGTCAACGGGGGTGGGGGTCTGGGATTGCCTTCGCCCATGTCGTCGAGTGCTCATTGCCTCGCCATCGTCCTCACCTGCTACCTGACTACTGCCAGCTACCACTTGCTCCCCCTATGGATTGCAGCACCAACGGCTTTCTCCAGTGGATTCGTGGGCAGCCCATTCTCTCCCTGCATCTGTCGAGCGAAGGTTTCTTGGTTCACTCTCTGTGCGTCCGTTCCGTTAAAAACGCTATGCGGTGTTACACTGGTGTTATCATTTGTATCTGTTGTGTCGCCTAACTTGTTGGTTTTCAGACCTTTATCTCCTTCGAGTTGTGACCCCAATCGGTTCACACCTGCCGAGAAGAGCGCATTTGACATATTTTGGGCTGCATCGCTTGTTGCTTGCGCCTTCTGTTGCTCGATTGCTTGCCGTTCTTGGGACAAGGCAGAAACGTTCTTCATGTGCTGGTCACTCACTTGCGCTTTACGTGCAGTATCTTGTGCAGCGATATTGGCGGTTGCATCGCCTATGGTCTTATTTGCCTGCTCCTTAGCCATGGCAGTTGCCGCAGCAGTTCCACCACCAACCGCAGCGGCTCCATCAGCCTTACGGACGTAGCTATCCTGCACCTCTTGTGCTCGTCTCATGAGGTTTTGCCCAGCCTTGGTGTCAAGGTAATCGGTGTTGTACTCTTTATCATACCAAGCCTTCTCAGCGTTGGTTCTGTACTGATTCTCGGCTTGCGCACGTCTTGCCGCCTTCTTAGCCTTATTTGCACCAAACAGAGAGGACAAAGCGGAGCCAGCTAACATCGCAGCAGTGGCAATCCATTCACATCGGTCTCCAAGCACTGGGGATGAGCCTAAATTCTTTGGGATTCTTGTCAAAATTTCTTTCATAATTGCAATTATTTGAATTTTGAGGGCAAATATAATTATATTTGGGTCGCAATTTGCGGTTATTCAACGTAAGAAACTTTTGCAAAGTCTATCACAAGTTTGTTAGTCGGGGCGAAATCCACCCCAAACCCTTTTCAGCACCTCCACCTTTCAACTCTTAAAATGTAAATTAAATGCACTTTTACTTCAAAAACCTAACTATCTAATAATGAGCGATTTAGTTTCACTTGTTCCCGTTGAGAGATAAAGATGAAAAGTAAAGATATTTCATAATAATGTTTTTCCTTGGTATTTAGTCAAAAAGAACCTCCTGCATAAATAGGTACGCACGTGCGCATGAGCAGTCTGTTTAAGATGATTTAACCCCCAGTTTGTTATTCGTATTCCTTAAATCACTCATAAATCGCATATTTTCAGTGTTTTCGGGCAATTGGTCAGGTTTTCTCTCAAATTCGCAAGTTTTGAGCCGTTTAAGCAAGCAAAATAGCCGAAAATAGCCTAAAATAGCCGCTTTTGGGGGTTATTCTGGAATTCCATGAAAAATTGATCCGAAGTAGAGCGAGCCAGTTTGAAGGATGATTTTAGGGTTATTTCCTTGTCTCTCTTCTCTCTCTTCTCTGTTTGTGTGTTTCTCTCTTATGTATGATGAGGAAGGGGAGAAGAAAACCTTTGGGAGATAAGGCAACGTGGGACGGGGCTGGCGCCACCACTGCCTTGGTGTGGGGCTGGCGCCTTAATCTACCATTTCATCAAGGTTTGAATACGCATATAAAGCCGCACCGCTTGTTATAACGCAAGACAAAGCGGTTTTACATGAATGCCAACAAAATCCGTCTATGATAAAACCCATGGTTAACGATATACCACAGACAAAAGACAATAAAGCGCAAAGCACTAAAGATGTTTGTCTCTTATAGTAAGGTGCAACGTAATAGCCTGCAAAAATAAAACCATACCCAGTTATAATCGCACCTGCTACGAATACAATTATTTCTGTCAAAATAGAGTTACCTCCAGTGTAGTTTAAAGACAACCAATTCCCAACAACCACCATTGCGTTTGCAATGCAAGCACCAATACACGCAGCAGGTAGTAAGACTATCCACCGCAACACATCAATAATTTTCTTTTTCATTTTGCTATAAGTTTAATTTCTTCAACTTGATTTAAGAACTCATCCAAATTATCAGAAACGTAATGAATGCCCTTGAACCGAACAAAGGCAGCAAAGTCGCTTTTCTTGTCCTCCTCGAACAACTCTGTAACTTTGCAGCCGATTATCTCAGCCATTTGCTCCAGTTTGTCTAAGCCTATCTTTCTGCGCCTTAACAACTGATTAAGACTGGTTACCTGCTCATAACCCATTTGATGAGCAAGTTCAGATACTAATATATTATGCGCTTTGCAGCACTCTTTTACCCTTAATTCTATCATAATAAGTCTATTTTTGCCACAAAGATACAATTTTATTTTGAAAGTAGCGCATAAATGCCAAACTTTTTGCGTGAATAGTTACGTAAATGCGCTATCTAATTGTTAATTTCTGTATAGCTTTCGTGGAAATGCGCTACTTTTTAGTTAAATAGCGTGAAAACGAGAAAGATTTCTTTGGAATCATTTGGAACTTTCGTGAAAATACGCTACTTTTGCAATCGAAATCAGTAATACACTTACTTGATTTCATTGAAGAACGCAAAGCCCGTAGTTACGATTAGCTGAGCGGAGGGAATAAGGCGGCAACGTCTCCCGAATAGTCCGTTAATGCAGCCACGCACGTACATATCTTACGTGTGTGTAGGTCACAAGCCCTTTAATGCAGAGTGAACAGACAATATAACAACATGAAAATAGAACTTACAGACAAGCAAGCGTTGGTGTTACGATACATTCTTGAACGTGTTGACAAGTGCTTAGAGAAAGATGACCTTTTCGGTGGTACACTTTATTGTGATAATGGTGATTTTCTTTGTCAACTTGAACCAAGCGAGAAACGTTCGTTTGATAGAATTTTAGCAAAATTGAGTAAATAATTATAAATTTCTAATTGGATAAACACTATGCTTACACTTAATTCAAAAATAGGAGAAATAACATTCTCCCAAAAAGGTAAAGAAAAGAAAATCGACATTTGGGACGGAAATGTTTTAGCCGTATTCGCTTACGATTTCATCGACCAAAATGGTACTCAATCAAGAGGTCTTTACGCATTCTTCACTGATATTAAACAAGTAAAGAAGTTGATAAAAGATTACGGAAAGAATATGTTTGAGGCTGATGGAGAAGTTAAGGTTACTCTTAATCTTTACTATCCAAGTGCTAAGAAAGTATTAAACATACTTACTAAGTACTATGGGTATAAGGTTGAATGCTACTATGAAGAGGTGAAATAACACCTTTTGGAGATAAGGCAACGTGGGTGGGGCTGCGCCCTCACTCGCTAATTATAAACGACTAAAATATAAATGATATGAGACTATTTTTAATTACAAAGGTTACTTTTGAGGATAAAAAAGTAATCATGGTATCAGACGATACAGAAGAAGAGGTAAAGGATTTTTTGAGACTTATTGCAAAAATCCCAGTCGCACCATATATCGAGGGACACCCAGTTAATACTGCCGCTTGTTACTATGATGAGGAACACGACTTCGCACACCTTGAAGGAACTGACGGATATGAGGTTGACATCACATACAAGCCAATAGAGACAAACCATTATATACATGATTATTTATTTTAGATATGAACAAGACAATAACACTTCCAAGCGATGATATATGTATCATCACTCTCGCTTTACTGGATAAAGTGATGAACACAAAGAACTCTGCGAAGATATGCGGTATCACCCTATCTTCACAGACTTTGAAAAAACTTGCTACCATGCAAGAAATAATTGAGAAGATAAATGAGTAAATAAACGATTAAATACAATAGATTATGGCAAAGAAGAATAAATACTGCTATGGTTGGGCAATCTGGACTAACTACGGCTATGGATGGGAAAAGGAGAGTGTTTACGACAAAAAGGAAACATCATACTCCCAAGTGAAGGCTGATGCGAAGGAATACAGAATCGCAGGAGCACAGACGAGAATCACAAATACTAGATGGTTGAACGATTAAAGTGTACGACTATGAGAAAAGGTAAGACTTACGAGCAGCAAAAGAAATACTACGATGAGAGTGGAGATTTCGAGAGTTTAGGAGCCATCTTTGTTTACTGGCTTGAATGTGGCAACGAGACTGCCGCACAGATGCAGGAGATATTCAGAGAAGGAACAAAGGAGTGCAAGGACTTCGTACTGGAAGATTTGTACCACCTATGTGACCAAAAGACATTCTACCAGTTTGTGAGGATCTTCTACTTTGGTAAGATGTAACAAGCAATAGCGGTCAGCGAATAGAGGAGCACATCACGTTCAAGCCGTGAGACCGCACAAATAACAATTAAAACATAAAGATATGAAATTTATAGAATTAACAATGGGCAAGGATGACAAAACACTTGTCAATCCTGCACAAGTAGCGTTTATCGCTAAAAGTGAAATGGGACTTGCATCAGGCAAGTTTGTTACTGGTACCGCTATTCATTTTGCGAACCCTTTGAAAAGCAATGGGTCTCGCATTATAATAGTGAGAGAAAGTTACGAAGAAGTTAAACAAAAATTGATGGAGGGATAAATCATGATAGATTTCACGGCTTTTCTGTTGACTGCTGCAACATTCTACATTTTAGGGTGTTGCGCAGGGCACAACAAAGAGAATTTCAAAGACGAGTAAAGAACCATAAACAATTTTAGAATATGAGAGAATTTGAAGGCATGGCAAATGAGGGATTGATAAGAACCATTTGCGGAACAGACGTAACAGAGGTTAAGGATATGAGTCTTAGAACTCTGTTTAACATGAGCGATACAGAGTTGACAAGTATCAAGGGTGTAGGCAAGAAAACAGCAGAAAAGATTAAAGCCGCTTTTGAGTTAGGTTTGCGACTGGTTGAAGAAAGAACCTACCGAAATAGCTTAGATAGCAGTTTGGCACTATACAATCGCTTATTGCCGCTCATGTCTAACAGAGAGGTAGAACATTCTTATCTGATTATCATGAATCAGAATTTCAAGGAGTTGAAAGTTGTTGAGTTGAGCAAAGGAGGTATAACAGAAATTTGCATGGACGTTAGGGAGATTATCCGGCACACCTGCATCAATCGAGGGACGATTATTGCAATAGCCCATAACCATCCGTCAGGAGAGCCAAAACCATCAAGAAACGATGATGAACTAACCAAGCAAATAGCCGATGCGTGCAAGGTATGTCGCATTTTCTTCATGGACCACATTATTATCGGGGATGGCAATTTCTATTCTTACCACGACAAAGGAATGCTATAAGATTGATATAATATCGGGTGATAGGTCAAAAGCCTACGAGGTGGAGCAGAGCCACCACACCCACCAGTAACAATTAAAATTTTGCGTATGAAAAAGTATTTTGTATCAATCACAGAGACGCTAACTAAAGTTGTCAGTGTGAATGCTGAAAGCGTGAATGACGCTATCAAGAAAGTTCGAGGTTTATACGAGGGCATGGATATTACCCTTGATGATGCAGATTATATCGGCACAGATATACAACTGGAGCAAGATCAAGAATTTTGGAGAGAAAGCGATAGAAAGGGAATCACAAACCAAGAACACTTTGAGTAATAACAAATAAAACATAAGACGTATGAAAAAGAAAATCATTTTGGCTGCAACGGCATTATTGATGTTGGTTGCAGGATGCAGCACTAAGCAGGAGGTTTCAAAGGTTGATTACAAAATCTATTTGAAACAGGTAGAAATCATCAAAGCACAGAAGAAGGCTTTAGAGTATGCTGATAGCGTGATGGATAAAAACCAGTTGTTCGATACTGATGGCTCAGATACTATGGCTAAGTACTTGGAGTATTCTTCTTTGGCAGGAAAACTCATTCAGCGATAAGGCAACGTGGGGGCGGGCAGCCGCCCTCACAACTAACAATAACTTAAATTATAGGAGAAAAGATTATGAAAGCAAATAAGGCAGTTAGATTGAGTGACAATTTAGTAGGAGTTGAAATTAACACCATACAAGACGTAGTTAAGGCACAAGCCGCAGGACTTGAAATTGTTAACAAAGACGGATGGGGATACGACTACTCTGTAGTCATAGAAGATGAAGACGGAGAGGATTCCGAACGAGAGCCAACCGAGCAGGAAGTGTTCGAGCGCATCACAAAAGACCTCGCAGAAGGGGATGAGGTTTACGCCTGCATGCAAATTGCAAATGATTGGTCAGTGCAGGAGAATGCAGCCACCACAATGCGCACCAACTTCTATGTAGGTCAGAAGGTCTATCTTATGCGTAACAACAAGATAGTTGAGGACGAGGTTATTTACATCAACATGACAAAGGGAGGAGGCAATGAAGTATGCAAACTCGTGTTAGGTAAAGATAAAGAACATTACATCAAGGCGAACCTTGTCTTCGCCACCAAGCAGGAACTTGTAGAAAGTCTGATGAAGGAGTAAGTTTAACCCGAGGGAGAGCAATCTCCCTCACAAAAATAAAGAATATGACTAACGCAATAGTTAAGGATTTGCTGGCTAAGAATGATTGGGACAGAATTATATTCCGCTTTCCAACAAGTAGCTATACTTTGTCCCGCGGTGAAAAGTACGAGATAGATAGTTTCTGTGTATATATTCATACTACGTTCGGAGATGCACACGAAATGAAAGTATTAGACATTGACAGTCTGATTTCCATGGATATTAGGTTTAAGAATGATGAATTTGAAAATATAGTAGATATAGAAGAAGAGGAGGACTAAAATATGATAATAATAATCAAATGTTTCAAGGGAGCAACGTATGTTGATAGGTTCAACAATCGTTTCAGAGCCAAGACAACATTCATTATCAAGCAGACTCCATTTAGTGAAAGTTATTATCTCACTAACGGAATGAAGGCAAGCAAATCGACTTGCATGACAGAGATAAAGAAATAGAGTGTGTTTTAGTTGTTTTGTTTATAGGGTGAATGCGATTTAAGCCGCTACAGATGGTTGCAAAGTACCATCCACCCACTATTTGTTTAATCTAAAAAGAAAGGAATAATTTATGAATGAAGTTACTATTGGCATCTATAATGATGCTTACAACATGGCAAGAAATTGCGGTGCTACAGAGGACGAAGCAAGAGAGTATGCCGAGTCCTACAAGGAGAACATTTCTTCTTATTTGGCAGATTATTATATTTAAATTTAAATCAATATGAGAACATTGAAAGTTTTTGTTTTAGTAGAGTCGTTCAGTAACGATGAGGAGGTTGCGTTGAATGTAACTGAAGTTTACTCAACCAAGGGTGCAGCCGAAGATAAGTTGAAGGATTGTAGAGATAGTGTACTTGATACTTACGAGAACACTATGCCGGATGATTACGAAATCAAATCAGACTCGGCAACCTATTTCAGAGTTGAATGTGTGAGTGACAAGGATTTTTGGGAAGAGCTTTCAATTACAGAAATAGAGGTACAGCGATGAACGACAAAGGAGGTATAAAGAATGACTAAGCAGGAATTGTTTATTTTAGTAACATTCATCCTTATCACGATTTTATCGTTCTTTGGATGATAATAGAGTAAAAGGTAATCGGGGAGCTAACCACTCCCCACTTATTTTGTTTGAGTATGAAGAAAGCGTTAATTTATTTCTACGATGATTTATGTCTTATAGACGACTCAGAAAGCGTATATGACGACAAAGACCAGTTGGCAAAGGTGGTGGAGTCAATGCTAAGGAGCGTACAAGGAGCAGTAACTGCAGAGGTGTACGACTCATCCAGTAAGAAGATGATATTACACTTTAGGTTAACCCAAAAAGGGAATATCAAGAAACTAAGAACAGACAGACGAGGAGGTAAGCGTCCAGGGGCAGGGAGACCCAAGAAAGAAAACGCTAATGTAGAAATCGTCATGTTCCGTACCAGTGAGGAAATGAAAGAGTTTCTTTTCTCTCTTGAAAACAAGTCTGAATTCATTCGTCAGGCGATCCAAGAGAAAAGAGATAGAGAATACCAGCAAGGGCAGTCTTAATTGGCTGCCCTCTTTTTTTTGTTTATCTCTGTTTTACCTTTTCGTAAACCTCCAGTATTCTTTCGTCTGTAAGCGGCTCATTCTGCTGCAAGCCGAACTCAAAGAATTGAACCTTGGTAATAGACCTAATACCATATTTTGCAGCCGTAACGGAAATACCATTCAGTGTTTTCGTTTTCTTATAGAAATCAACCAACTCACGGATATAGCGAATAAAACAATCTTCTTTAACGGAAATCTTTTTAACCGGTTCTTGCTTTGGTGGTTCTACACCTGCATCATGAGAAATACCGATAGCCAAGCAACAATCGTCAGCCTTGGTGTTAGCAGAGAAGAGAGCACCACGCAGGCTATAGAGCAGCTGTCTAACTTTTGAATTTTCATTTGCAAGCAACTGGTACTTCTCGTTCTTCGTCTCGTACTTTTCACGCAGTTTGTCGTACTTCTCTTTCCAGTCCTTGTTGCCCTCTTTTTCGAGACCTTTTCCAACATACCGATTGAGCATATTTCTATACAGAACTTTCTGTTGTGCGAGTTCTTGTTTCAATCGAGCGTTTTCCTTTTCCAAATTTTCACACTCGACCCTTTTTGCGTCGTAATTCTGCAAAACAACTCTAAGTTGTCGCTCATTTTCACTTTCAATCATAGTTTCAATATGTTTTTTGTTGTTAATATTTAGCAGGCTTATTTTGAAGTCTGCACTTTTTATAATCTAATTATACCAAGGCTAAGCAAGGAGCAACAGAGTATGAGTTAGCGAGAATCTTATATCCATAGTTATGAGTAGTATATGTATAGCCATATACCTCTCTTTTAGATACAGATTGCATGTATTTTTGAATAAAGTGCGTTTCTTTCTTCAAAATTGTGCGTTTTACGGCAAATTTGACGATTTCAAACGCAGTTTTTATGCTAACTCCAAGTTTCTTTGCAATAGTTTTGTAGGAAAGACCCTTCTCCACATACTGAAACCCGTAACCGAACTTCCGTGCGGCATCACGTGCAGCCTTCACGACATTATAGTCGTTACTACTACCATGAGCATTCCGAATTGTTCTTTTTGCGAAATCCTTTCTGTTTTGAATGACAATCACCAAAATCGCCTGCAAAGAATACTCCACATTCTTTAGGGAAGAATATTCCATCTTCCTTTCGCCTAACTTGACGTTGCGCTTTGTATGCTTAGATACAATAGAACGCAACATGAGAGTCTTACCCACTATCGTGACAAGACCATACTGAGACAACACACGCAAGCGTTTCTTTATCGTGCGTGCGTGTGCGCCTAAGAGATTGACTAATTTGTTAATGCTATAGTTTTTGACGACATTAGAACCTAACCGCTTACGGATAAGCAGGAACATGGCAATAGCTTTCAGCAACTCTTTGTTGCCGAACATTTCTAAAGCCAGTCTTAATCTTAGATTCTTGTTCATCTGAAATAAAAAAGCGGGGGAAAGAAAAACCTCTCTCTACTCAGATTTAATCAATCCCCCTATATATTGAACCTATTGAATTTTAGTTTCAATTCCACGATGTTATTGTCTTGACAAGATGTAGAGAGGTTTGCCATTGACGCTGCAAAGATAGAACAAGTTTTTGAAACTTGCAAATGTAATAGAAAGTTAAATACGTTAAAGTGTAAAAACAATTTCGGTGTTATACTGGTGTTATCATTATCTTTGTAGTGCTTAGTAAGTGCTTGACTATCAGGGTTGTAAAGAAAACCGATATGACCCCAACGGAATCACAAAAATCATGGAGAAAGAGGTTTGTCAGGAGTTCCTGGTGAGCCTCTTTTCTGTTTAATATAAGTCAAATGGCTGCCGTTAGAATTGTGATTGCCTTGCTTTTTGGACAAAACTGGGGCTTCACTCAGGAGGATATGTATAGACCCAACAACAAATATTGAGGGATGGAATGGAAAGGAGTCATGGACATTTAGAACAAAGAAAAACGCCCCTTCTGCAGATTTGTATCATAAAATAGTGGTAGTGGAGACTTCCCCACTCAGCAAAGGCTAAGTCTTGGTACGGAGAGGATACGGACTTGGTATGAAGGTGGTCTTGCTTCTTTTGTTTGGTTTCCTTTTGAATCTTTTTTCATTTTTATGAGTCTCCTATATCTATGAATCTCCTATATATTTAATGGATATCAGACTCTTCCGCTACAGATGCTTTGCTTTCCTTGGTTTGTGGTTTGGGTACGAAACCTAGAATGGCAACCAGACAACTCATCAAAGGACTGATGATATTGAAGAAACAGAAGGGGAGATAGATCAGAGTTGGGATTCCAAGAACAGTACTTTGCGTCATACCGCAGGCAGTCCATGGAACCAGTACGCTCGTCACGGTAGCACTATCCTCTGTACTTCGGCTTAAGAGTTCAGGTCGGTAACCTCGTTCTGCATACTCATCCTTGTAGATAGATGCATTCATGATGATACTCAGGAACTGGTCGCCCATAACGAGATTGAGCAACACACCCGATGCCACAGTACTGCATACAAGTGATATTGTGCTGTGTATGCTTTTCAGAAGCATGTGGGTGATAGCGTGAAGCATGCCGCTGGCTACCATACATGACCCGAAACACATGGCACAGAGGATGAGCCAGATGGTATTGAGCATGCCAGCCATGCCTCGGGTGGCAACAAGATCATTGATGTTCGCCATACCGCAATCTACCTGGGTATGGGTGTAGCAGGTGGTCATGATTCCCTCAAAGAGACTCTTGGCAGTGATGCTGTCTTCGTCAGCAATCTTTACCAGTACTTCCGGTTGGAGGACGAGGGCACAGATGCATGCTGAAAGGGCAGAAAGAAGAAGTGTGATGAGAGAGGGGGTCTTGCGGTAGATGAGCCATCCTGTAAAAGCTGGAACGAGCATCGTAAGTAGGGAGATATTGAAACCATGACTCAGACCAGTAAGATACTGGCTAATATCCACAGGCTTGGAATCATAGCAGAGTCCGATGATGAGATAGAGTACCAGCGAGAGCAAGATGCTTGGTATGGTGGTATAGAGCATGTAGCGAATATGCGAGAAAAGATCGGCACCAGCTATGCTTGAAGCCAGGACCGTGGTATCGCTCATAGGTGAGAGCTTATCACCAAAATAGGCTCCCGAAATGATGGCTCCAGCGGTATATGGGGCTGGTATTCCCAGGGCATCACCGATTCCCATTAGGGCAATACCGATGGTGGCAATGGTGGTCCATGAGGTTCCCGTCATCACAGAAATAATGCTGGAGATGATGCATGCGCAGGGAAGGAAAAAGATAGGTGACATAATCTGTACGCCATAATATATCAATGTAGGTACTACGCCACTGATCATCCAGGTTGCTGACATCATTCCTATGAGCAGCAGGATCAGGATAGATACTCCGGCATCGCCCACCGTCTTTTTAATCATCTCTTCAAAGATATTCCATTTCATCCTATAGATGCCCATGCCGAGTGCCACACATACGGCAGTGGCTATCATAAGGGCCACCTGGGAGGCACCGGCCAGGGCATCGTCAGGGAAGAGTTTGACAACCAGTACAATAAGGACTATAAGTACTGCCAGTGGTATGACAGAAATGAAAGGATGTGGACTAGCTGGCTGCTGCGGTGGGCAGGATACCTGATTCTCTGCAGCTTGAGATTTCTGTTTCTTTTCTTTTTGTTCCATTTTTAATACTCTCTTATACAATTATTTAAAATCAAAGTCTTTCATTTACTTTGCATTTTCATCAGTTTCTTTAACGCTTCTCTTCTGGGTATTCGGCAAGAATCCTGCTATGATGCCGAGCAATGGCAGGAAGGCACTCACCTGGAAGATAAACTCAATATTGGTCTTGTCGGCTAACCAGCCGAAGAACGCTGAACCAAGTCCTCCCAGTCCGAACATCAGTCCGAAGAAAATGCCTGCTATTAATCCCACTTTATCCGGCATTAGGTCGGTGGCATATACCACGATGGAAGAGAATGCCGATGCGATGATCAGTCCTGACATGAAGGTGCAGATGATGGTCCATGTGATGTTCACAAAAGGCATGGCGATGGCAAAGGGTGCTGCTCCCAGAATGGAGAACCAGATGACATACTTCCTGCCAAACTTGTCACCCAGCATTCCTCCTGCCACCGTACCTATGGCAAAGGCGGCAAGGAATACGAAGAGGCACAACTGAGAGGTCTGTACTGATACCCCGAACTTATCCATCAGGAAGAAGGTGAAGTAACTCGTAATGCACGCCGTATAGAAATACTTGGAGAACACGAGCATGATGAGGATAAATAGTGCCCAATACTTCACCCTTTTAGAGATATGGTTATTAAGAAGGGGCTGTTTCTGTGGATGTTTTACCACGTAAGCCAATCGTGCTTTATACCAGACTCCCAATCTTACCATGATGATGGCGGCAAGCAGGGCTGCAAGGGCAAACAAGGAGATGGCATGCTGGCCGAAAGGCAGGATGATGATGGCTGCTAACAGTGGTCCTATTGCCGATCCGCCATTGCCGCCCACCTGGAAGATGGATTGTGCCAGACTCTTCTTGCCTCCCGATGCCATCTGGGCCACTCTCGATGCTGTGGGATGAAACACGGACGAACCCAGGCCGACAACGCTCACTGCCAGGAGAATCAGGAAATAATTCTCGGCGAAAGCCAGCAGGAGCAGGCCCACCAATGTGAAGCACATGCCGATGGAGAGGGCATAGGGACGGGGATGCTTATCGGCATAAAGTCCTGTGAAAGGTTGCAGGATGGAAGATGTCATCTGGAAGACCAGTGTGATGATACCAATCTGTGCAAACGAGAAGTCGAACTTATCCTTCACAATCGGATAGATGGAAGGGATAATCGACTGAATCATATCGTTCAGAAAATGGGAAATGCTACAGATGATGAGCATGGAATACACCGTACCCTCTACCATCGTAGGATTTCCCTTGATTTTACTGCCTATTGACTTGATGTTCATTTCTTTTGTTTTTTGTCTTTTTTATTTTCTTATTTGAAAATCAACATTTTATGTTGTTTTTATTCAGTCAGATACGATTGAGTAGTGCATTATATTGTACATTTCCTGCAAAGGTAATAAATATTTCTAGATTACGCAAGAAAAGGTGCAATATAATGTTCTTTTTTTAAAAAATTATAAGTTCATGGTCTTTGATCCGGAAGCGCTGGGAATCTGCTAAAATATCATAAATAATCGGGATTGTTATCAGATGGAATTGATATTTTTGTTATCTTCGCAAT